ACACCGAGCGGCCGTCGCGGCCGTTGACGCCGTCGCGGCCGTCTTTGCCGTGCCGTCCGTCGCGGCCGTCGCGTCCGTCGCGCACCATCACAGCACCGTCGGCGGCCGATAGCGCACGAGCAAGCTCTTGACGGCCGGCGTGATCGGGTCGACTTGTCCCTCGCGGTTTTCGTCGAGCGCGCCGATCATCAATAGCGTTGCCTCGCGCACGCTGCCCGGAATCACCGAATGCCCGCCGATGCGGTCGCCATTGCTGTCGAGCACCGGATCGCCGTTCGAATCGGTCTGATAGCCGACGATCAGCGGATCGCCGTTCGAATCGGTCAACGGTGCGCCGCTCGAATTCGTCCAACTGCCAAACGCCTTGTTGTACGCGGCAACTTCGGTGTCGGTCGCCTCGCCGGAATACTGCCGCGCGCGGCACCATTCCGCTTCGAGGTAATCCATGATTTGATGCGACGCGTTGTCGAGCTTCTGTTGCAACTCGGCGTCGTTGGCGTTGCCGATGTAGCGCAAGTTGCGTTTGACGTCGTCGAGTGAGACGAGCCGAAACTCGCTCATGTGCGCCCGTCTTGCCCGCGCTTCACCATCAAGCGCCAATCGGGCGACGGCGGATCGCCGCCGATCAGTTCCGACGTGTCGCGCCGGGCGATGAACGCCGAGCCGGCGAACGTCACGATACTGCCCTTGCGATAGGTTTTGCCGCGCTGATACACGCCGGCATCGAGCGGCACGGCGAGCCGCAACGTGCGCTCGATCACCCGTAGCCCGGCCTGCATCCGGACGACGAGCTCGCCGGCCTCTTCGTTGTAAGCGAGCTCCAAATCGTTCGGCGTGAAACCGTCGGCGCCGTCGACGCCGCGTTCGCCCGGCGGCCCGCGTTCACCGTCGGAACCGTCGCGGCCGTCGCGGCCCGGTGCGCCGTCGATCCCGTCGGCGCCGGCCTTGCCGTCGACACCGTTGCTGCCCGGCTTGCCGTCGACACCGTCCCGGCCCGGTGCACCATCGGCGCCGTTGCGACCGTCGTCACCGTCGACACCGTCACGCCCGGCCTTGCCGTCGACGCCGTCGCGCGGTTTCGGAATCAGCGCGACAACCCGCTCGACGATCGCGTTCGCGTCGGCGTCGGCGCCTTTAGCGCCCGCCTCGCCGCGTTCGCCGCGTTCGCCGTCTCTTCCATCCTTCCCGTCGCGCGGTGCCGGCACAAGCCCTAAAACACGCACTGCAAGCGCTTCCAGATCGACGGCGGGCGCGTCTTTCCCGTCGGCGCCGTTGCGACCGTCGTCACCATGGCGGCCGGGCGCACCGTCGCGCCCGTCGCGCGGCACCGGGAATTTCGCGACCTGTTTTTCGACCGCGACGGCGATCACCTCGCCGATGCGGTCGTAATCAACCGCGGCGTCGGCACCATCGCGGCCGGGCGCGGCCGGCGGTATCGCATCGACAAACGCTTTCAGCATGCCGCCGACGCGCTCGTAATCGATCTCCGCATCCGCACCGTCGCGGCCGTCGACGCCGTCGCGGCCCGGCAATCCGTTCAGCGGCCGCGGCACCGTCGACAGTGCGTCGGCGACTGCCCGCACGATCATTTCGGCTTGTGCGATCGCATCCGGCCGGGCGGCGATTTGCGCTTTGAGATCGGCGAGCTCGATCGCGTGCCGCGCTTCGAGCTCGGCGAGCTTTTCGGCGTACGGGCGCACCGCGCGCTCGACGTAGCCGGCGACTTCGGTGAACAACTCAACCGCGGCGGAATCAGCCATTGACGACTTTCAGCGAGTGCGGATTCGCGACGCGGAACAAGTCGGCGGCGTCACGCAACACGAGCGCTTTCGCGGCCTGTTGCTCGTCCGGTGTCGGCGCGGGCGGCGGTGCCGGTGCCGGTTGCGGATTCGCGTCGGGCGGTGGCCGTTTGGCGAGCACCGACAGCGGCCAATTCTGTTGCTGCGCAATCGGCTCGTCGCCGCCTTCGACCGGCGGCAAATCTTCGTCGTTGCGCGCTTCGTTCGGTGCGAGATACATCGCTTTGATCGCTTCGCCGTGCGCCTGCGCGCGCGACTGCGGATCGAGCCGGAACAAACCGCGTTCGTCAAACTCGCTGCGATAGTCGGCCGGAATCTCGAGCCCGGCGTCGAGCGATTGCTCGATCGATTCCATGTGCGTTTGCAGGCATTGCTTGTAATAGTCCAAATCCTGTTGCGCCATGTTGTTGAACTTCACGCCGCCGTCGAGCCCGAGCTTGTACGGCGGCACGTGAAACGCCATGGCGGCCCATCGCGCCGCGTCTTGCGCTTGTTCGGTGACTTGCGACTGATCGAACGGCACCGCCAGCGGTTCATATTTCATGCCGTCGCCGAGCACCGCCGTTTTGCCGATGTTCGCGACGCCGCCATAGTTCGTTTGCCACGCCTCTTTGATGGTCGCCATTTGCTCTTTCGAGATCGGGCCCGGCGCGATCAGCATGCCGGCCGGTCGACTCATATTCGCGAAAAAGCGCGACGAATTCGATGCGATGTTCATGCCTTGCGTGCCGGCCATCGAGGCGGCGAACAGCGGCGACACGCCGACGAGCGGATGCCATAACGGCGTGACGCGATCGTGAATGATCTCCGACGCCGGCACGATCGTTTCCTCGTCATCGAGGCCGGACAAATTGTCTTTGCGCAGCCGGTAGAAAATCTCGCCCGTTTCGGCGACGAGCGGTTCAACGAGCGCCGGATCGAGCACATAGAGCTCGCGCACGTTGCCGTTGCCTTCGCCGAGCCCGCGGTTGTCGCGCACCTTGAGCACGTACGCGTTGCCGTGTAGCAGGCGCGCGACCATCCATGCTGTCGTGAACGCGTACGGCGTTTGATACGCGTTCGGCCGCCGCAGCGGCAACAGAAACGGCGACGAGCTCGGAACGGCCGACTCAAGCCAAATGCCATCCAGCGTGCGCGCCGTCAGGCGCATGCGCAGTTTCGCGATGTCGCCCGCGATCAGCGTCACGCACGAATAGATCGGCGGAAACGACAACAACTCTTTCGCCGAGCGCACCGTGACGTTTTGTTGCCACGCGCCCGGATACGGATCGTCGATTACGGTCGTCCAGGCGCCGCCGAGATACGGGCGATAGCCGGACATCGCCGGCGGCACCAACTGATCGCCGGCCTCTTTCATGTGCGCCGCGCTGACGCGATAGCCGACGAGCAACGCCGTGCCGTCGTTGCGGCGGCGAAAGTGCGGTTTCGCCGGCAAGGTGTTCATTCTTTCGCCAGCATGTCGCGGCGTTCGTACTTACGCGGCCGCCCGCGCTTGCGCTTCGCCGGCTCGGCGGCCGGTGCCGGTTGTTGTTCCGCCGGTGGCGGCGGCGTCGGTGTCGGCGGCGTCGGCGCCGACGCGACCGACAGTGTTGCGTTGTCCGGTGCGCGCGCCGCGACGCCGAAGAGCACGAGCGTGCGCGCGTCATACGGTGTCGCGAGGAAATGCTCGCCTTTCGCGTACGTCTTGCGGTTGTACGGTATGCGCTTGAGCGCGATCATTCGTTCGAGCATGGCGTGATTTTCAGTGCACCGTTTCGTCGCCGGTGTTGCGAGCCAACACGGCAACGGCGTGCAATAGGTTGCAATGCGCCTCGGTGAGTCGAAGCACCATCTTGCGTTGCACGTCGAGCTCGTGCTCGATATGCGCGAGGCGTTCGGAAACCGACGGCACCGCAGCGCCGTCGGTCCGTTGCAGCAGAGTTGCCACATTACGGCGCGTACGCCGCTCCGCTGATGTATTGCACGGCCTGCGGGCGCGCTTTCTTCCACGACACCCACCATTCACCGCGCAGCGCAACGCTATTCTTTTGGAATAGCGAATACGTCGGCGAGTTGCCGCCCGACATGTCGATCGTCGCATCGCGCGACATGTCAACCCGAATGCCGCCGCTTTGCGCGAGCAACACCTCGGATTGCTTGATCGCAATGATGATGCTCGACGTCGAATTGCCGAACACGTTGTCGGATACGATGACGTTGTAACCGCGGAGACTTCCGCCCGCGACCGAAACATCCGGAAATTCCGGTTGCCCGAGCGCGTTGTTCATCATGCCGATTGCCGACGCGGTCGACGAATTCATCACGAGCGCAATGCCGGAAACTGGAATGTTCGCCGAGTTGAACTTCTGAAACAGCGTGTGCAGATCGGTGCGCAACGCGGCCGCATCGGCGCCACTGGCCGGCACGGCGGTGACACCGTTCGTCACCGACGCCGGATTGACGTTGGCAACCGCAGCGACCGACGGATCGGTGAATTGCTCGTCGGCAAACTGCGCAATCTGCCCGATCAAGTCTTGCCGCGTCGCTTCGACCGAATCGATAACCGACGACATGATTTGATCATCGGTCAACACGACGATATCGGCGATCTTCGATTGGTCAACTTGCACCGTGTCGTAACTACCCTCACTGACCGGTTTCGGTTGCGCGCGACCAACCCAGTTCGCACCGCTCGTTGCGTTTTGCACGATGCGTTTCACGTTGAACGCCGACGGCCGCAGATTCAAGCGACCGATGATCGTTGCCGGCCGCAGCGCGGCCAGAAACTCGCCCTCGACGGTGCTCACAATGTTGAGCTCTTCGGCCCAGTTGCCCGAGAGGCCGGTGCCCGGATTCGCCTTCATGTACGCCGCGACTTCCGGCGTATCCGGCCACGTCCGACGCGCCCATTCGGCCGCGTCCGACATCGCCGCATGCGCCTTGATGGCGCGCGCCTTCGCGATCACCGCCCGCGTGAACAGCGTGCCGGGCGCGAGATTCGATTTCATCACGGCATCGCCGCGCCGCAGCCGAAACGAAAGCTCCGGATCGGTGCCCGCCGCACTCGGCACGGCCTTTGCGGCGTTTTGCGCACGCAGTGAACCGCGGGCGCGTGTGATGTCGCGATCGAGCGCGTCGATCTCGATGTTGAGCGTGTCGAGCTCGCCGAGCTCGTTTGCTTCGAGCTTGTCGAAATCGCTGTCGCACTTTTGCGTGAGCTCCTGCACCCGCGCCGCTTTTTCGGCGCGCTGGCCTTCACGCTCGGCCAAACGATCAGCAACTAGATTCATGTTGACCCTCGTTTGATTGAGTGATGAATTGCCCGCGGCGCCGGGACGAATGGAGTCGATCGCTTTGTGGCCGGGCGCGGCCTGTGCGATCGACTTGATTGCAACAATCGAAGCGTCTTGATTTGCCGGAATGACGACGGCGGAAAGCTCAAGCCATTGCCACGCCTTGAAACGCGTGCCTCCGAAAAATGGATCTTTCGGATTGATCGGTTCGGTGTCGATGCCTTTGAAACCGATCGACAAGCCACGCACGAGCCCTTTCTTGATCCGGGCCCATGCCTTATCGAGCTCTGGCAACGCCGGATCACGCTCGACTTTCGCGCGGATGCGGATGCCCTCGCTCGTCACCTTCGCCTCGATCACGTGCCCGATCGAGCCGGCCGGCGTCGCGTCGTGTTGCATCAACAACGGCATTGGCAACGTGAAACGCGCGCCTTTCGGTTCAACGACGTCGTCGGCGAGATCGGTCGTCGGCGTCGTTGCGATGCCTTCGATTTCCCGCTTGTCGTCGTCGATCGACTTCACGACGAGCGTCGAATAGGCGCGTTGCACTAGCGTGCGATCACCGTCGGGCATAGCGAGCTCCACAAATGAAACGGGCCGCACTGGGCGGCCCGTCGAGGTGTTTCACATGGAACCCGCTACACGAAGCCGATCGCATAGCGTTGATCCATGGCCGGCGGATTGAGCGCCAGCAGTGAGACGGCGTTGAACACCGCCATGAGCGGATCAATTTTCCCGCTCGCGTTTTCCTTCGTGATCGCGATCGCGTTGCCTTTCGGCTCGACGCGCGCATTGCCGACACACCATGTCATCAACGGTTGCGCACCGTGGCGCAATCCGCCTTCGACGTGCAACTGAACGACATTCGACGGCGGCGCGACGTGCTCGGCAGCCACCGCTAACCGGCGCTCGGTTGTCTTGATCGCGCCAATCATCTTCCAACCCTGCGGAATCGCGATCACGCGCTCTTTCGCAATTCCTCGAGCTTCGAGCCCGGCAAGAATGCTGCCGAGTCCGTGTGCGTCGACGCCGATCTTGTCGAGCCGCGGTGCGCTTTCGATCTCGGCCACGATCGCCGTCAATTGCTCGACGTCCTCGCCGGTGCGCGTGATGATCGTCAAATCGCCGTCACGCTCGAAACCGCGCAAGCGTGCGGCCTCTTTCTTGTGCCGTTCGAGCACCGACGGATGCGCCCATGCGTGCACCCATAGCAACCAATCGCGGCCGCCGTGCACACGCCCGACCGCGGCAAACCCGAGCAAGTCGTCGCGGCCGCCGCCGTCGATGCCGATCTCGATCACCTCGCACCGCGCGATTAAGTCGGCGATGCCGAATCGCTCGATGGTCGACGCCGGCCACACTTCCGTGCCAACCCAACGATCCGACGACAACGCGAGGCCGATCTCGATGTTGAGATACTTCGCCAACACCGTTTGCCGGCTTTCCTCGCCCGCCTCGCCCGCCTGCGCGAGCTTGCGCGCGATGAACGTCTCATCGACCGATGCGCCGAGATTCGGATTCGTGATGTAGAAATTCTCGCGCTTGAGATAATCCTCGCCGTCGAGCATCGCGCGCGGAAACTCGTACAGCAACGGCAAAAACTGCGCATCCGTGATGCGACCGTCGCGCACGCCGCGGGCATAGTTCAACTTGTCGAGAAACACGCCGGCCGGTTGCTCGTCGGCTTGCGTGCTCGCGTAAATCACGAAACCCTCGGGCCGGCTCGCCATCCCGCCGGTTGCCTCTTCCAGCATCTTGAACGCGCCCGGCTTTTTGCCGAACAACCACAGTTCGTCAACAAACGTGCCGATCCACTTCTTACCCGCAACGGTGTCGCTGTCGGCGGCCACAACTTGCAGCGTGGCGCCCGTCGTCCGATGCGTGATCTTGCGTAAATGATCCTGCACGAGCAACAACGACGACAACTCTTCGTCGGCACGGACCATGTCGCGCGCCGGAACGTACGCATTGTTTGCAACCTCCATCGTCGGCGCCAGAATTCCGAACTCGCCCGACGTGCGCCAGTTCAGCAACAACGCCGTGAGCATCACGCCCGCGGCGTTCGTGCTCTTCGCATTCTTTTTCGACACGAGCAAAAACCACTCGCGGATTTCCCGCCGCGCCGTCGCGTGATCGTAGGCGCCGAAAATCGAGCGCACCCATTCGATCACCCACGGCCGGCTTATCTCGCGCAACGTCGGCGAGCCGAGCACGTCGACCGCGCGCAGTTCGGCAAAATAACGCTCGCCGTCGTCGGCCGCGTCCGGAAACAGCGGTGCACACGGCATCAACGACTCGCGCGCAATAATCCGACGTTCCCAATCGGGACACGCCGTCGTCCAATTCATTCGCGGTCGTTGTTCACGAGATTGAGTTTCGGCGGCGCGTTCGGCTTGAACTTGCCGCCGGCCGCGCTCTTCGCCTTGCGCGCGTCGGTGTCGCGCTTGCCGCCATCGTGGCGCCGGACATGCACGTATTGCGCCGCTGCACTCGCCGCCCGCGCCCGCGCCATCACGTCGACCGTCTCATCGCGCGCGATCGCGAGCAAGATGTCGAGCGGCGTGTCACCGTCCGGTTTTACCTGCAACAGTTGCGGCGGTTTCGGTTTCGAGCCCGCACCTGGGCGAGCTCCACCGCTGCGACCTTTTACGCCGGCCATTCGATTCGGTCCGAGGTGAGATCGATTTTTGAACGACCTCCTAGTGGGTTTTCAGAAAGTCGCGAAAAAAGTTTTTTAGCCACCGGCCCACCCTCGGACGCGTTCGCGCGTCTCGCGCGCCGACTTGTGCGCATGGCATTCGCGACACAGCATTTGCGCATTGCTGCGATGCTCGGCGCCGCCGCGTTCGAGCGGCACGACGTGATCACGTTCCGTCGCTTCACGCACGATGCCGTAACGCTCGCACAGTGAGTCGGGCCCGCTGCACAACGGATTCGCGCGCAGCATGGCGGCACGCTCACGTTGCAACGCACGGCCACGCATGCGCACCGATGCCGAGGCCGTGACGAGTGTCGAGCCCAGTGTTGCGAGCGTCGGTTTCAGTGTGTTGAGTCGAGCCATAAAAAAAGCCGGCGAGGCCGGCGTTGTTCGCTGCGGATACTTCCCGCAAGTTAGCGCTTTATATCACCGTTTGCGGATAGCACCATCTATTTATTACGAGATTTCCGCATAGCACCTGCTATTTATTTGGCAGCGGCGGCGGCCTGCGCCTTCGCCATGCAAGGCGGATGCGCATACGCCATTTCGCCATGCGGCACGTAATAGCCGGCGATGCGCAGTGCGGCAGTAAAGCCGAGCCCGCCACGCTTGCCGCACACCCAACAGCACCGGCACGTGCGATCAACTTTCGCGGCGCGATGCTTCACTGCTAGGCCACTGCCACCAACACCGGCGGCCGCATCGCCCGGCAGCGACGGAGCATGTCGAGATCGTCGAGCCGATAGCGGGCGGCCCGGATGCGATCGTGCAACGTGTCGACGTGAATGCAGAGCACGAGCGCACGCTCACGAATCGATCCGCTCCACACATACCACGCCGTGACGGCGTCGGCCCGGTTGCGATCGTCTTGCGTACCGCACGCCATATCGGTCAACAGTTCGTCGGTGTCGAGCGCATCGCCGACGAGCGGTTGCGGCGGCCGCGGCGGACAGTTCCACCAATCGCGCGGAGCCCCGCCGCTACTCGTGCGCGATTGCCCGACTTTCCACAGTGCCCAATTCATTAGCCTGCGGTCCCACTTCGCCTGCACGAGTTGACTCACGTTGCTTTACTCCGCGTCGATCATACGGTCGCAGCGCATCGGCTTTGCGTCGATAACGCCACACGCCGCCGATGAATTCGGCTTGCTCTAGCGCACGCTGTTGCTTGAGTCGTGTCAACGCACTCACGATCGAATCGGTGCGCATTTCCGTTGTGCGGGCGAGCTCGAGAATCGTCACACTGCGGTCGACCGGCAGTGCATCGAACACGCGTTGCATCATGTTCGTTTGCGCGTGCATCACTTTTTCTTGCGCCGGCGTTTGCGTTGATCGGCTTGATTGAACTCGCGCGCCACTGCGACCGGCACGCCGACTCGTTTGGCGAATGCCGGATTGTGCGCAGCGGCCGCCATGAGTCGGCGTTGCTTCGGTGATTTGCTAGGCATGTGCGGCCTCTATGATCGCGCGGCCGATGATTTCCGCAATCTGCGGAACAACGGCATTGCCGAGTGCGGCAAGGCGACATTTGACCAATCGAGCGGAAAGCCCATCATCGACTCGACATAGCGCGGATTCAGTCGGCCACTCTCGCCAATAAGCGCTTGCATCGTGGCGTCCAAGTAACCGCGCGAGAGTCGGTGCAAATGCGATCTCGAACCGAGCGGGCCCGTTCCCTTCCATTCGCTCGAACGCGGTGTCGGCAGTATCCGACCGCGGCCCGCATCGCCGCGCGCCCAATCCGTCAGCGATATGCCCGGATGCGCCGAGCTCGTCGGCGTGTTGCGTGATCCGCTCGCTTTCGCATCGCCGACCGTCGGTGTCGGCAGCAAGTACAAACACCCTTTCCCGTACATGAGGCGCGTCAACGGCGGCAGCCGGTATAACGTGCCATTCCGCATCAAACCCGAGCGCGGCAAAGTCTGCGAGAACGGCGGCGAGTCCTCGAAAAGTGAGTGCGCCGACGTTTTCCACGAGTGCGAAGCGCGGTCGTACACCGCCCACAATTCGAGCGAATTCACGCCATAGGCCGCTGCGCTCGCCTTCGATACCCCGACAACTGCCCGCGACGGAAATCTCTTGACATGGGAATCCGCCGCACACGACGTCGGGTCGCTCGACTGCGTCGGCCCGAATAAATCGGACGTCACCATGATTCGGCACGTCCGGCCAATGCGCACGCAAAACCTCGCACGCAAACGGCTCGATCTCCGCTTGCCAGAGTAAGCGCATGCCCGCGCGCTCTAGCCCGAGCTCGATGCCGCCAATGCCCGAAAACAACGACCCCACGGAAAGCGTCGGCATTGTTCACGGCGCCTTCGTGTCGTCGTAAAGCGTCGGTGTGTTCACGGCGCCTTTGTTGCCCGTCGTTGCTGCACTGCGCTGATCACGCGATCTCGAAACGCATCGAACTTCTCGCCCTCGCGTTGTGTGATGCCGAGCGTTTTCGCCGTTGCATTGATCCATGGCGGATGCGTCCACTGTCCAAACGGTGTTGCCTCTTGCCCTTCGCTTTCGTTTTTTAAAACCGCGCTTTTCTGATCTTGCGCCTTGTTTTGTGGCATCGCCATTGCTACGCGTGCGCGCACGCCCGAAAGCGCTTTTTGAATTGCTTCACTTCTCTTCACTTCGCTTTTGCCGTACTTCACTGGGTCGCGACCTGACTTCAGTCCGACTTTCTCAATTAAGACTCTGATTTCATTACACTCGATTTCCACCGGCGGCCGCGGATGCTTGCCGTGCAGATAACGCAGGCGTTGCCGGAACCGCGGCACGTGCAAATAGCGTTTTCCGCCGCAGTTGTAGACACGTACAAGATCGCGGTCGGCCAATTCGGCCAGCATCGAGGCCGCGGTCGTGTCGTCCAAATAGCGGTGCAGCATGTCGCCGATCGAGGTTGCGTCGGCCTCCATGTTGCCGAGCGAGTCGACGTTCAGCAGCATGTGGACGAACAGCAACCGCAAGGTGTCGCTCGAAAGCGTGCGATAGCGATGCGAGCGCGTGAGCTCGTCGCGGATGATGCGATCAGCCATTGCCGCATATCTCTCGGCCGCGCGTCGGCGGCATGTCGTCGCCGAGTGTTCCGGCGAGCGCTTTCGCCAGCACGAGCCGGCGCAAGCGATAGATACGCTGCACGAAATCGCGCTCGCACATATCCTCGGGATTCTCGAAATGTTGTTGCGCGATCGCGTTCACCGGATACACCCGAAACGCCCATATTTCCGGCCAGTAAAAAACGACGGCAAACGGCACGTTGGAGTTGTCGGCGAACGCACTCAACCCGCGGTACGTCGCATGCCGGAAATCCGGAAAGCGCGCGAGCGCGTTCGCATGCTTGTACTCGATCACCGCAACCGGTTTGGCGAGGTGAAACTCGATCACCGGAAAGTCGAGATCGACGCACGGACAGTCGACGCCCCATTCGCGATGTCGTTTGCTGATTCGTTCATCGCGGAATCCGTGGCGTTCCTGCCGCGCGAACATGCCGTGAAATTCGGGCACGTCGTTCATCGCGGTAACGCCTTCATCACGTCGTCGACGCTGCGAGCGACGAAGCCGAGGCCGCCGGCCGTCGCGTTGACGCCATCGAGGAATTTCTGTTGCTCCGCTGTCGGCCGTTCGCCTTTGCGCTTGCACTCGACGGCGAGAATGCCGCCGGTTTGCAAATATCCGATGATGTCGCTTGCGCCTGGCGGGCCGCCGTAGGCAATCCAGCGTGACGTGCCGTCCGCGTTTTGTATGCGATGTTTGCCGCGATTGTTGCGCCATACGTTGCCGACGGCCGGATGCCGTTCGAGCAACGCGAGCACGCTCGCGAGCACGTCACGTTCCGGCACGATGCGATCGTAATCGCGCGTCAGATTCACAAGCTCGACGTTCGAGCGCAATCGCAGCATCGTGCGCCTCACGCGTGCGCCATCCGGCACAGCAACAGCAAGCCGAGCAACGGAATCCAGACCAACAACGACAACAGCACGCCGAGCAAGATGCCGCGCGCCGCGTTCAGCGGTGGCGGTTCGTGCGTTTCCGTGATCATCATCATCGTGCGGACCTCTCGCGTTTGCGCAGCGCGTCCCAGTTGATGACGTTCGCTGCCGCTTTCGGTCGGTCGTTTTCGACCATGTTGGCGAACACGAGCGGTTCGCCGGTGGCGGCGACGATGAAATGCCGCCGCTCCACGTAGCCGTGCAACACGAGCTCGCGCCGCTGCGCGAGGTATTTGCGCCGGCCGGTGATCCGGATCACGTCGCCGCGGTCGAGAAAGGCACTCACGGCGGCCACGCTCGCAACAGCACGGCGGCCGCAGGCGCCGGCACGCTGGCCGGCGGATCGGCGGCCGCTGCCGGGCCGCGCCCGAGCAAGGCGCACGGCGCCGTTTTCGTCAGGAAACCGTCAGCTTTACCGGTCGGCGGCGGTATTGCACCAAAACAGGCACCGACGTGTAAGATGTTGGAGTTAGCTAAAACTAACGCCGATGGTTGCAGTGGCCCGCGCATGAGGGAGCGCGAGCCGATACGCATCGGGCGTTAGTCCGGCGACGCGCGCGGTGTGCGCTTGATCACCCGACGCGCTTTGAGACGCCCGCCCGTAAGGTGTTGGATTTGCAACTGACGCAGCAACGGCACGTGTTCGCGCCCGAGCTTCGACCATCCGGCCACGCTCGCGCGATGTATGCCGAGCCTGCGAGCGAGCTCGGCTTGACTGCCGAATTCGCGCACTGCCTGACTCTTTTTCATATTGAAAACTGTCCGTGCACCGTCAAACGACTGCGATTGTCCGCGTGGAAATCCGCTTGTCAACCCTGCCTAACTGTCCCGGCGTTCGTTTGTGTTAACCTAACCTAACTCCAACAAATCACATGACGATCGCGCATTACACGAACGGCCAGCGGCCCAAGAATAAAAATTGCGAGAAACTGACGCTTGCAGAGCGGTTGCAGATCGTGCGCGAAGCCTTCGGCTTTGGCGGCCATCGACAACAAAGCGCATTCGCGCGCAAGCTCGGCATCGGCCACACGTCACTGAATCAACTCGAAAGCGGCGCGTCGAAGCGACTCGGCCGCAGTATCGAGGCGTATTTGCGCATCGGCGCCAATCCGGAATTTCTCTTGTTCGGTAAAGGCCCGCCGGTTTTGCGCGATAGTCCACTCTCGAAAATCGTCGTGAAAATGGCCCAGTTGAGCGACGATCAACTGGCGAGCATCGCGCACAGTGTCGACACGTTCGTGAAAGCGAACGCCGAGCCGACGATTCTGCATCCGCACGCGCACTCGAAGCCGGCGAAACGCCGCGCAAAGCGCGTTGTTCGTTAGCACTTCCTAACCCGCAATCGACGGCCTGCCGTAGATCGGCGCCATCGGCGCCGGCAGCACGCGAATGAGTGCTTGACGCGCAATTGACGGTGCGCGGACAATTGGCGTCAGTTTCTTCTAACGCCGATTGGTCCCCCCCGCAATGCTCCATTACACCGAACAGCAAGGCGCCGCCTATGGTGACGCCTTTTATAACGCGATCACCGGCGAGCATCCGCTCGGCTCGGCCGACACGGCGATCGTGCTCGCCGCGGTGCGCACCGCGCACGCCGTACTCGGCGTCGATGATGCGCAGCGCTGGCGCATCGTGGCGCGCGAGCTCCGCGCGATCGCGCACCGCTACGCCGTGCACGCCGCCGAACAACAACAACGCGAGGTTTCGAATCATGGCGTTGCCGCAACTGTTGCTCGATGACGAAGGATTCATGCGGCAGTATCGTGCGATCGTGCTCGGCACGAACGATCACGAGCGAGAGTCGATCGATCGCGTAATCGGTTGCGCGTACACGATCGGCGTGCGCGTCGGCTTGCTCGATCAGTTGATGCGCAACCGCGACGACGGCGGCGACGACGACTTGCTTACGCTGTTGTGCACGGTGGCGACGGCCGTCGGCCATCTATCACAAATCGATCCAACGTTGTTCAAAGTCCGCTCGCATTTCGTCGACCGGCGCCACTGATGCCCGACTTCGTGCCCGGCGTGCAACCCGATATGCCGGCCTCGACGTATCACGCGATCGAGGCGATGTCGGCGAGCGGTGCGAAAAAAATGTTGCAGTCGCCGAAGCACTATCGGTTGATGCGCGACGAGCCCGGCACGCCGTCACCGGCGATGCAATTCGGCACCGTCGTGCATTGCGGCATTCTCGAGCCCTTGCACATGAACGCGCGCGTCGCCGTTGCGCCCGACTGCGACAAGCGCACGAAGGCCGGCAAAGAAACATGGTCGGAATTCCTCGCCAACGCCGGCAACCGGATCGTGTTGACCGCGGCCGAGCTCACGCGCGCACAACGCTGCATCGACGCCGTGCGCGAGCATCCGGCCGCGCAACAGTTGCTCGCCGGTGCCGCCGTCGAGGTGTCGCTATTTTGGAACGACGGCAAATATCACGTGCCATGCAAGGCGCGTTTCGACGCCCGCAACCATGGCGGCGTGATCGACGTCAAAACGTGCAGCGACGCATCGCCGGAACAGTTCGCCCGCGATTGCGCGCGCTTCCTGTATCACGTGCAGGCGGCGCACTATTATTCGGGCGCCGAGCACGCACTCAATGCGACGCCGGAATTTTTCGCGTTGATATGCGTCGAGAGTGAGCCGCCGCATGCGGTCGCGTGTTACGAGCTCGACATGCCGGCGTTGCGCGCGGGCGCCCATCTGGCGAACATCGCGCTCGCCCGCTACGCTGACGCGCTCGCCGCCGGTGCGTGGCCCGGTTATCCGGACGCGATACAGGTTTTGCACTTGCCGCGGTATGCGCTGCGCTTCGATGCGCTGCATTAAGGCCGCCGCCGCACTTGCGTGGACCCCGGCGGCGTGCCTCTTTTTTTAGGATACGAACATGAACGACGTCGCAGCATTGGAAGGCAAAGAGCTCGAAGGCGGCACGCTCGCCGTGCTCAACAAGTCCGAGATCGATCAGCAGATTGCCACCGCGCACCGCTACCCGCGCAGCGTGGCGAACTTCCGCAAAGAAACGTTGCAAATGGTGACGCTCACGGACAAGATCGCCGCCGAGTGCATCTATGCACTGCCGCGCGACGGCAAGGTGATCGAAGGCCCGAGCGCCCGGTTCGCCGAAGTGATCGCATCGGCTTGGGGCAACTCACGCGCCGGTGCCCGGATCGTCAGCGAAAGCACCGAATTCGTCACCGCGCAAGGCGTGTTCCATGATCTCGAACGCAACGTCGCGATCACGTACGAAGTGCAGCGGCGCATCACCGACAAGCAAGGCCGCCGCTTCAAGCCGGACATGATCGGCGTCACCGCCAACGCGGCATGCTCGATCGCATTGCGCAACGCGATACTGAAAGGCGTGCCCAAAGCGTTTTGGGCGGAAATGTACGATGCCGCCCGGCTCGCGTCGGTCGGCGACGTGAAATCGATCGCCAACAAGCGCGCCGACGCGATCAAGGCGTTTGCGCCGTACAACATCGACGAAGCGCAAATCCTCGCCCGGCTCGGCCGCAGCGGCGTGCAGGATATCTCGATCGACGATCTCATTACGCTGAACGGCTTTCTGACGGCGATCAAAGACGGCGACAGCACGCCCGAGTTGCTGTTCAGCATGGATGCGCCCGGCACGCCGACGAGCGACGCGATCGCCAGCATCAACGCCAACATCACCAAAGACAAGCGACGCGCGCAACCGGCGCCGCCGCCACCGGCGGCGGTGACGTTCGCGCAAGTCGCCGACGCGATCAACAAGGCGTCGACGCCCGACACGCTCGACGTCGCGGCCGATCTCATTCCCGGCGTCGCCGACGAACAGCAACGCGCCGAGCTCGACGTCGCGGCGCGGGCGAAACGGGCCCAGTTGCAACCATGAGCGAGCCCGTCGGGAAGCGCGCGCTTGAGTTGTTGCAGGAAATCGCAACCGCAAAAGCGCTGCCGCGGCGACGCGTCGAATGGTCGGCCTCGCGGCGTGCCTATCTCAAGCTCGTTCGGCTCGGTTTCGTGCGACAAGTGCCACCGTCGGCCACGAATCCCGATTACATGCTGGCGCTCACGCCACGCGGCCGGCAGTTGCTCAAGGAAAGCCGGCCGGCGAAATGATGACGCTCGCAACCGTACCCGCTCGCGCCTGCGCGCACTGCGGCGCACCGCGATCGATTCGTCGGCGACTGTTTTGCTCGACACGGTGTTCGCGCACCGCAAGGCGATTGGAAAAGAAAGCGCAGCGGCCGCCGCCGCCGGTCCGGCAATGTGCCGACTGCGGCGCACCGTTCGAAAGTCGCCGACCATTGAAACGATTCTGTAGCCGTCGCTGCAACAACCACCAAAAAGTGCGCGCATGGAAAGCAAGAAATCCGACTCACTACAACCAGTTTTGCACGGTCTATTGCGGACCGTGCACGGATTGCGGCACGCCGATCGCGGGCCGCCGTGCCCGCCGCTGTCCCTCATGTTTGATTGAGTATCGAACGGCGCAATACATCACGAGTCTTGAACGCGCACGTGCTTACGCATCCCTGCATCGCCAACCACCAAAACCCGCACGCTTGCGACACTGCGATCACTGTCACGCCGTTTATATTTTCCGCGGATGCCGAAACGGAAGCTCGCTTTATTGCAGCGCGGATTGTCAGCGCGCACACGGATTCGCATTAGCGAATGCGGCCCGCCGCCGCCGCCGCGCGCGCGCTCGCATAGAGCTTCGCCGGCATTACGTCGTCACCCAATTACAGAAAGCATTTCACCGAGTCGGCGCGCGCGTGCCGGCGCCGCTCATTCCGCCCGAGCTGATTCGTGCCAAGCAAGCGCAATTGAAAGTCTACCGAGAGGCACGCCGTTGAAACCGAGACTGCAACCACAAATGAAATCATTGCAAGACGTGCAGCGCGACATGAGCGCGCTTTATGATTCGCTGCGCGGCGGATCGACCGACATCAAGATCGCCGCCGAGCTCGCGAACATTGCCGGCAAGTATTTGAAGGCCGAGCAACTGCGACTCGCCCGCGAAATCTTCACGAGCCAACTCGGCCGCCGTGTCAATCCCGACATTGCCGCGACCGCGCAACGTCTCACGCACGAACGATGACTTTCGACGAGCAACGCGCCGCCGTCGTGCGCGAGATCGGCTTACGCAAATCGGTGTATCCGAAATTCATCAAAGCCGGAACGATGACACCGCTCAAGGCCGCGCAGCAAATCGCCGCCATGGAAGCGGTACTCGGCTCGCTCGATGCGTTGCGCCTCGTCGTCCAGGCGGCGGCCCGCGACCACGCCAACCCGGCCGCGTATTACGCCGCGGTCGACCGACACATCGATGCCGCGCGCGCCGCGGCCGGACTATGACGATGCGTTGCCCGCGCTGCCAACGCAACCTAATTGTCGCGGTGACGGAAATCGGCGCCGGTTTGGTGATCCGTGAGCGGCGTTGTTATACGTGCCGGTGCGACTACCGGACCGCCGAACAGATTGTCGGACAAACGCCGTTCCCGTCCAAAAAAGACCGGCGCGCCGAGCGGCGCCAATGGCACCGCCAGCATGCGGCCGGACTATGAACAGCGGCCGGGCGTTTGCCAGCGTCCGGCACTTCGGCCGCCGCTTTTGTTGCCGGCGGCGGCCTTTTTTATTCTCCCTCCATGCCGTTTTGCACGTATCGGATCACCGATATGCGCGGCCACATACACGTGATGCCGCGCTTTGCCCTGTCACCGCATCACGCCTCGCCTTACTGTTGGTGCAACCCGCGCAAGCTCGCCGGCCTGTTCGTGCACCGCGGCCGGATACGGCAAGCGAAACAGACCGCCTAGAGAGGCGCCTCTTTTTAAATCGACTCTCCGTGTAGAATGTTAGTCGTGCCTAACTCCGGCACTTTTACGGAGAATCAAAAATGAGTGTTGCACGCATGGAAGATTACCGCGGCGTTCGAGGCATCGAGCACGATGCGTTTCCTCGATCCGAATCACCGGCGCGACCGTTCCACTTGTGGGACGCGAACGAAAAAAAACAGTTGCAATGGCGTTACTACTCGGACCAAAAACGCGCGCACATCGGTGCACTGATCGAAGCGCGTTGGGCGGCCATCGGCAACACGATCGAGGTTTTCAACGCACAGACCGGCAAGTTGCTCGGCCAGTACACGCGCCGCGTGAACACGGTCGAATTTCGCGGCGGTGACAAACTGTGAGCGCCGAGCCCGCAGTCGACAACAGCCGACACGGCGTGCGCGCGTTGATGTTGCGCGTTGCTGCCGGCGACAAAGGCGCCGCCAAAGAGCTCGCCCGGCACGATCGCGACACGCTGGCACGCCTCAAACGCGCCGTGAAAGAAAAACAACCCGGCTCGGTTGCGCGCTTGCACTCATACGAAACGCGCATGAAAGAGCGCTTGAGCCCGAGCGCGTACGTCGAAGCCGAACGCAAGCGCAAGCAACAGGCGGCACGGCGCGATGCCGAACGCCGCCGCAACAAGAAAACGCAACCGGAGACAACAGCAACCGTGGAAACGACACAACACGAGACGACGCAACCGCAACCGGCCAGCAAGCCGCGCAGCCATTACGCCCAAATTCGCGATGCCGCGGCGCATGGTGATCCCGCAGCGGTGAAGCGCTTCGAACGCTACAAGGCACAGCAACGCGCGTATCAACGCAAATACCACGCGCGGCCCGGCCCGAAAGCGAAAGCGGCCGCCACCGAAACGGCCGGCACCGAATCGATGTCGTTCCCGCTCGATATCATTCCCGAGCGCCATCCGACACCGACCGCACGCCGCAGCATCAACGGCACTGCGCGCACCATCACGGCGTCGACGCAACGCGAATTCATCGCGATCGCGTTAATTCAAGCCGTGACGAAAATTCTCAAGCTCGACGAATGACGACGGTTCGCATCAAAGGCGTCCGCGGCGTGCGCGTGATTGACGGCGCACCGGCCGCGGCGCCGCAACGTGGCGGCGTTATCGAGACGACGCTCGACGCGATCGCGCCGAAGGCGAGGCCGCCGAAGAGCGGCCCGACGAAGCGCCCGCAGCGCAAGGCGCAACGGCAAGGCGAGGCCCGCATACCGAACATGCAAGGCACGCAAGGCCCGCGCATCAAAGAGGTGAAAGAGGTTGCGAACTTGCGCGACGAAAAGGCCGCGGTCGCGCGTCTCGTGCAACTCGGCCACGAGCACGGCGCCGAGTATTTGCGCACCGAGATCGCGACGCACGAGCGCAAGCTCGCGCTATTGCGCAACGCATTGCAGCAACTCGAACCGCACGCCCATGAATGAAAACTTTAAGCGTCGGTGCAATCTGCTATTCGCTGCCGCCGGTATTTTCACCGGCGTGTCGGCGCTTTTCTTTTCGAACAACCCGTCGCCGTTGGCGCCGTTCGTCGTCGGTGGCGGTTTCGTCGCCATGCTCGTTTTCGTCATCGCCGAGCACTGGTAAAGCGGCCTTGCATCGTGACCGGTAACGGTGTTATTATCCCTCTGACCGGGCGCCATCCGCCCGCAACCGAGAGGGAAACTGTGAACATCGATCTATCCGCCGACCATCGATTGCTGGCGATTCTCGCCGACAACGACGGTGCGATGCTTTATTGGCAAGTGCCGCCCGAATTGGTACGCGTCGCCGAACTCGCGTGCGCCGGGCATAGCCCGGTCGGCATTCGGTTTGATGCTGACTTGCTCGTTCATCCTGACGCGCAGTGCATCGCGCCGGGAATTGCTTACTGCATGCCGAGGGAATCGGCATGAACCGCTATTTTGCCGTGATCGCAGTTGCCGGGCGGCGCGCGTGCCCATGGACGGAATACATCGACGCGACCGACGAAGCCGCGGCCGCGTTCGAAGCGTGGCGGATGCGCGGCGGCGGCGATCGCCCGCTCGTGCGCACCGATCGCGTCGGCCATTGGATCGCCAGCGACGGCCGCTTGACCGTGAAAGTGTCACTCGTCGCCGCGAGCGCGCCATGATCGCAAAGACGGTCGCACAACGCCAACGTGAGCACCGCGCCCGGCGCGCCAACGCCGGCCGCGTTCGCGTCGAGTATTGGATCGCACCCGAGCATCGCGCGCGCCTCGATCAGTACGTCGCGCGCCTGACGCGTGAACGCAAGCCGACGCCGATAGGTGCCGCATGATCATCAACGGCGTGAACTATCCCGGCCTGCGCCTGCGCGGTCGCATGTATTCTTTCGACGAGTGCAACGGCGACGGCAAACGTCGTTGGATCACGCTTGGCACCGATCAAGCGAAGGCAATCGCCGAGTACACGAAACGCCGCGCTGCGAAGCCGGCCGCGCGCACCGATGATGCTGTCGACGAGACGCACTTGATCGGGCGCATGCTTGCCGACGCAATCGAGTACCTGCGGTTGAAAGGCGGCCACGATGGCAAAGGTTGCACCGCCGCGACGTTGCTCAATTACAAGTCGATGGCGAAAAACGTCGAGGACGTCTTTCGTTGCCATCCGCGCGACATCACGCAAGCCGACGTGATGCGTTACCTCGAAGATTGCGAGCGCATGTCGTTTCGTGGCGAGATCGCGTTGCTGTCGACCGGTTATCGCGTTTGGATGCGCGACCGCAAACACGGCATCGAGTCCAATCCGTGTTTCGGCGTCACGTGCGATCGCAAAGGATCGAAGCGCACGCGCCTGTTGACCGACGACGAAGTGCAGCGGATCATCGCGGCCGCCGACGAGCGCACGGCGGTTGCGATCGAGCTCGCGATTCTGACCGGCTTTCGGATTTCCGATCTCGTGTCGCTGCGCTGGCGCGACATCGAGTCGTATATCGATACGCAAAAGACCGGCGAGCGCTTGCAACTCGAACGCACGCCCGAGCTCGACGCTATCCTCGCCCGCGCGAAGGCGTTGCAATCGCGCGTCGCCTCGATGTTCGTACTCTGCAACGCGCGCGGTGCGCAACAGTTCACGACGGGCGCGTTGCGGTTGCGTTGGGAAAAGGCGGTTGAAAAGGCAAAAGTCGCCGACGCGCACTTTCACGATCTCCGCGCGTACGCGGCGACCGGCGTGTTTGCCGAGCATGGCATCGACGCAACGCAACAGTTTCTCGGCCACCGCGCGCAAGCGACAACCGAGCGCTATGTGCGCGGATTGCGCCCGCGCACCGTGCGTTCATTCGTGCGTCGCCGTACGGCGTAAAGCATGCGCGACTCGCTCGGCCTCTACATACTCCGCGGCCACACGCCCGTGCCGTGCAAGGATTTGCACGCATGGGCGGAATGGTTCGAGTCGGCCGATCGGCTCGTCGCGCGCGAGGCGTTGAGCGCCGACGTCGAAGTGAGCACCGTATTCATCGCGCTCGATCACTCATTCGGGCGCGGCCCGCCGCTCGTGTTCGAGACGATGATTTTCGGCGGCCCGCTCGACGGATACACGGATCGTTATTCGACATGGAACCAAGCCGAAGCCGGCCACCGGCGCGCCGTCGCGATGATGCGCGAGCGCATGCCAACAACCCAACAACGGAGCACCTGACAATGGCACGTGTAAACGATGTCGCAACGCTGACCGCGCTCGGCTTTAGCGTCGAACAAACCGGCGGCGGATGCACCGCGCTCGTGTTGCGCCTCGACGACAACGGCGCGCGCATTATGGTGACGAGCGCCGACGGCGGCGGCGTCGATTTGTCCGATGGCGCAATCGTCGGTTTCTACCGCAACGACGACGACGAAGGTTGCTTTTGCATTCCGAGCACGATCGAGCCGACCAAATGAACACCTTGCGCAAGAATCTGCCCGAGCCGATTCCGGCGCGCATTCTCGCGCGCCCGGTGTCGCCGAAAGGTTATCCGGTGCCGTACTTCGTCGCGAAAGTGAATGGCGAATACGACTTCCGCGTGATCGACACCGAAAAAATGAAACTCTGTGTGAAGCTCCGGTTGTGTTGGATTTGCGGCGATCCGCTCGGCCGGCACATGGCGTTTTCGATCGGCCCGATGTGCGCCGTCAATCGCACGTCGGCCGAGCCGCCATCGCATCGCGAGTGCGCGCAATGGTCGGCGAAAGCGTGCCCGTTCCTGACGCTGCCGCACGCCGTGCGGCGCGAGGCGAACATGCCGCTCGATGGCGCGCCGCCGGCCGGCATCATGCTCGCGCGCAATCCCGGCGTGACAATGGTTTGGTTGACGGCGTCGTACGAGATCATCCGCGACGGCACCGGCGTGTTGTTCCGCATCGGCGAACCGCTCGAAATCCTATGGTTCGCCGAAGGCCGCACCGCCACGCGCGCCGAAATCATGCACTCGATCGACACCGGCGTGCCGACACTGCGCGCGCTCGCCGAGAAAGACGACGAGTACAACGGCGGCAGGCTGGCGACGACGCGCCTCGCGCGCATGGTCGAAAAAGCGAAACGGCTCGTGCCGGCATGATGCGCGAAAGGATGCCGTCGTGAACAACCCGCTCGCCGTCGCCGAGCTTGAGCATCATTTGCGTTCAGTCGACGGGCGCCTTCGCGCGCTGCGCAAAGGCGGCGCATGGTCGGCCATCCTCGCGGCCTGCAACGGCACGCTAGTCGTGCTCAACTGGGCAAGCCTCGGCAACGGCAACGGGCCGGTTGTCTCGATCACGTTGAGCACGGTCGCAACGCTCGCGTGCACGCTGGCGGCGGCGCGCTGCGCGTTTTGGTTGATCCGCCTCGGCCGCACGCGGCGCGAGATTTGCGCCGCGCTGCAACGGTTTTTGACATGATGACGAGCGACACGCCACGCAAGCGGCGCCCGAAATGGTTGGAGCCCGGCTCGAAAGTCACGCGCAAGACACGTGCGACGGTGTACTCGCGCGGAGCTCGCGCCGTGATCGTGACGCTCTATCCCGACGGCGTGATCGGCTTGCGCCTGACGAAACACCGCCGCGAGGAAAATGTCGACGCTGCCGACGTGTACCGTCGCGCAGTCGCCGAGCGCGTCGCGATCGAGCGCGCGCAGCGACGCAAACGCAAATGATCGACACGACGAAACCAGTTTGCGTAGACTGCGGCGGCCCGCGGCACCCGAACAGCGGACAACGTTGCATCGACTGCTATCGAAGGCGCGTCGCGCAGCGCCAGCGACGCGGCCGCTACTTGCTATTGAAAGACCGCCGCAAATGATCATCGAATGGTCCGGCGTGTTGCCGGTGCACCGGACCTCACACGCCCGCGAGCTCGGGCATCCGGCAAACAACACGCATCACAACGAGAGGTTTCTATGCAACCGTTTCTCGCACTGATCACGCCGCTGTCGAATGGTGGCGGCACACCGCCGGAACGCCCGCCCGGTGTTCCGACGTTTCCAATCGCCGGTTATCCCGACTTCCCGTATCCGTCGCAGCCGATCTATTTGCCCGGATATCCGGGCGGCGGCCGCCCGCCGAGCTTCCGCCCGCCGAGCGTGCCCGGCGTTCCGACGTTTCCTATTTGGGGCCCGCCCGGTAGTAACTTCCCCGACAAGCCCGGATATCCGCCGGTTGCCGGGCACCCGTTGCCGCCGATTCCCGGCGAGCCCGGCATGCCGACATTTCCGATCGCCGGTTATCCGGACAACCCGTACCCGTCGCAGCCGATTTATTTGCCCGGCTATCCCGGTGGCGGCCGCCCGCCGAGCTTCCGCCCGCCGAGCGGTGGCGGCGGCGAGCCGGGAATCCCGACGTTCCCGATCGCCGGTTATCCCGACTTCCCGTATCCGTCGCAGCCGATCTATCGGCCCGGATATCCGGGCGGCGAGCGGCCGCCGAGTTTCCCGCCCGCCGGTGGCGGTGGCGGCGAGCCCGGCGGCGGCGGCGAAGGCCCGCTCGGCAAATTCACGTGGCGCACCGGATGGTCGCCGGAAACTGGTTGGATCGTCGTTGCGATTCCGAATGATCCGCACCCGGTGCCGAGCGCGAGCGGTGACGCGAAGGCCGGCGACAAGACGGCCGACGCGGCAACGAAGCCACCCGGCAGCGCGGACAACAAGCCGAAGTAAGCCGACGCGTTGTTCGTGACACTGGGCCCGGCGCAATGCCGGGCCCTTTTTGTTTGCTACGTTGCTACGTCGGGCCCGCGTCTAAACCGTTGATTGCATTACACCGCATCATTCGCTTATATCTTTCGGTGAAATGCACTAACTCGAGGAATTGTAAAAGGAATCGCGAAATTCTGCTACGTCGAAACACGCGCCAACACGTAGCAACGCGATCAACCGAGCTCGTACGACGTAGCAACATTTTCGGCGTACACTAGCGGCGTCAGTTCCACGGCAACCGCACTCGCCCGGCCTCACTCGCCGGGCGTTTTTTTCACGCGTCACGCGTCGACGCGCGGCACCTCGAACGGCGCATAGCACTCGGCATCGGGCCCGATCCATGCGCGCAGCCGGGCGAGCTTCGGATCGCGTTCCCATCGGGCATCCGGGCGATGTCCGACGCCGAGGCCGACGCGGCCCGGCAAGCCTTTCATGCCGACGACGGACATGCGGCCCGTAAACGCCCACAGGCGCCGCCCGACGGCCGTCCATAGGTCCGCATCTATCCCGAACGAATTGCGTGCGCTACACGCCCGGATAACGCGTTCTAGCACCGGCTTGAGCTCGGCGCCGATCGCCGTTTGGCACATGGACGCGCCGCGGTTGTCCATCAACCGGAAGCACCGGTGCGCGGCGTTGTAGTAGCGTTGCACCGGCTCGCTGCCGACGATCGGATGCCCGCGCTCGGCGAGCTCGGCCAGCGACGCGACGTGCGTCGGCGCGTAAAAGTCGTCGTCCTCGACGAACACGAGCAAGTCGCCGGTTGCGCTCGCGAGGCCGTTCAACAGATTCGCGGCGAAATTCTGCGCGCCGGGCGGCATGCCGGTGTCGATCACGTGATCCTGTCCCATGGTGCAGCGCACCGGCATCGTGCCGCCGTCGGCGACAATCCATTCGTCCGGTTGCCGCGTTTGCCGGCGCATCCATGCCTCGCACAACGCGAACGCGACCGGGCGATCGCACGTCGGCGTGATGACGCTGATGCGCATCACGCGTTTCGGCCGGCAATTACTACGTAGCGGCGCGCCTGGACGACGTGCGCCGACGCCGACGCTAAATAAATCGTCGCTGCGATCGTTTGTCGGGCCGCTTTACAGTCGCACGCGCGTGCAACTGCTAACCCGTTGAAAACCCGCGTCGGCATCATCGATGCTTCCGACGGTGTGCCGTCACCTTTTGACGGCGTGCCGAATAAAGGAATCGCATATGAACTTTCCACGTTGTACCCTCGCGGCGGCACTCGCCCTCGCGTCGGCGCCCGCCTTCGCAACCCTGTGCGCGTTGACCGTCGTCGACTCGACGTGCACGTTCAGCACCGATACGACCGGCGGCGCCGCGCTCTTCACCAATCCGAGCAATTTGTCGAACATCGGGTCGGGCGTGATCGCGCCGTTTCTCGGGACACAAGTCGGCGGCAATGGTGGCATCGAGCTCGGCGTGAACACCGATCAAGCCGCGGTGAACAAGCTACCGCTGAACGACAAGCGCGACAACGCAAACACGTTCACCGAAACGCTATCGCTCAACCAACTCGGATTCGTCACGATCGGCGGTCAAACCTACTTCGACTTTTTCCTCGACATCAACGAGCCGAACAACGACACGGCGCGGTTTCTGTCGATCGATCGACTTGCGATCTTCGGGCAGACGGGCGCGACGCCCGGCGCGGCCGTCGATCTCAACAACACCAACGTGACGTCGCTCGCCGATGTCGACGTGTTCCCGAATCTGTCGGTTGTGTATCGGCTCGGCATAACGAACGATTTGATTCTCGATTACAACTTGTTCGCCGGCAGCGGCCTCGGCTACGACTTGTCGTTGCTGATTCCGACGAGTGCGTTCGCCGGCCTCGCGCCGGATAGTCGCATCGTGTTCGCCGTGCAGTACGGAAGCGCCGACTTCGCCGGTGCGATCGCGCAAGATGGTTTCGAGGAATGGGCCGCGCTGAAAGGCAACGGCCCGCCGCCGCCGCCGCCACCGCCGCCGGTGCCGGAACCGGGCACGCTGTTTTTGCTCGGCGCCGCACTCGCCGGATTAGGCATCGTTCGGCGTCGCAAGTAACCCGAGCTCGCGCGCGTCAGCCATTGGCGCGCGCGATTCAGATCGAGCGCACGGCGTTGCATTGGAACTTCGCCCGCGCGTCGATATGCTCTTGATAGTTGCGGCCGATGAATTCGCACGTTTCGCGCGTCTTGATTCCGTCGATCACGATCGACGGGCCGCCGAGCACGAGATAGATTACGAGCGTGTAAGTGATCATCTGGCGGCGATCTCATCGGTTCGGGTCGCGGTGCGGTGTCAACCGAGGCGACGGCAACGAACCCTCGCCTTGCGTACCGCCCGCTTTGCCACCCACGACTTTAATCGCCATGGCGCCGTGCCTTTAGTCTTTACTGTCTTTCACCTTGCGGCCGAGCTCGTCGCGCTTGACGTGCTTCGCCTTGCTATGGTCCCACCCGACTTTTGCGCCTTTCGCGGCGCGGCCGCGATACCGGTCGTTGATCTCCTTTCCGACCTGTAACGCAACATCGCCGACTTTCACGACGCCGTCGAGCGTGACGCCCGTCACGTAAGCGCTACCGTCGGCAACGCGCACCGTCACGCCGTCCTCGCACGTGTTCGTTTCGATCACGGTGATCTCGTACTCGCCGCCTTTGTCTTGTTGTTTCGACAACTCGTTCAGCACGCGCATTTGCTTTTTGTGGTTGTCGTCGACGTCGACCCATGGCACCGCTTTCAACACGAGCAACGAATTTCCGATGTCGAAATGATCCTTTGTCTCGGCCTCCAACGCATACGACACGTCGCAAATCTTGCCGGCGGTGTACGTCGGCGGCGTCGAGCCTGACGGCGGCGGCGGCGCGGCCGGATTCTGTTGTGCAGCGACCGGCAGTGCGACGACGAACAGCAACAGCGGATAGAGCTTCATATTCGATTCCCTTTCGTGAGTGCTACAAACGCCGCCGTAGCCGGCGACACAACGCCGTCGCACGAGATCATGCGGCGACCATTTCAACGAGCGGTTTGCAAGCGTCGGCGAGCGTGCCGTCGGCCTCGAGAATCAGCACGAGCGGGAAGAGCGGCAACGTGTGCTCGCACCGAGTGTCGACCGGCGTCGCGTCGACGCGGGCGAAAAACGCGCGAATGACTTGCTCCTGTTTGTTCATGCTCTGCGCTTGATATGCCGGGCGCGGTTGTACCGCGCGAACGCGTTGTCGCGATAGTGGCCCGGCAAGTAACCGATCCGGACACCGGTCGACCATGCGGCAAAGTCGACCGACAGTTGATCGCGCACCGTCCATTGTTCGAGCTCGGCGAGCCACCGGCGCGTGAACGCGTGCGCGGCCGGCGTGTGCCGCCGCACAAGTAGCCCGGTCGTCGTGAGCGTCGCTTGCGGCGCGTCGTCGCGATCGAAGCCGGCGAGCCAATACGCGGCCAGTTGCCGGCGCACGAGCTCGCGCGGCGCGAGCCCTTGCCGGATCACCTCGCGGCCTTCGTCTTTGATGCGTGTGCGATCCGGATGCCGCAAGCCGACGACGTCGCAACCGGTGCCGGCCGCGGCGAGCATGATCACGCGCGGATCGGCGATTAGATCGAACGACGCGTCGACCCAAATCGACCATTGCTCGGCCGGGAAATCGTCGAGCACCGCCATTTTCGCGCGCCGGGCGGCGAGGCGCGGATAGCCCGCGGGCGCCGGCAGCGGCCGCCATCCCGGCACCTCGCGATCGGCATAAGCGACGTACTCGGTGCCCGGAATACCGGCGCGCGCCGCGGGCGCGCTTTCCGTCGGCCCGATCAATGCAGTTGCGACGACGATCATGCGATCCCGATTTGTTCCGGCGTGCGGCCTTCGGTGCGGTTCCAATTTTCAAGCACCAACGGCACGCGCTTTGTGATGACGGTCGTATTCGAGCGCCAGCGATTGACGTCGATGCGCCGAATCTCGAGCCAGTGCAGTTGTGCGACGCTGCACACATTCGACACGTCGGACGTTTCGGCCGCGCCGTGCGCCTCGCTGCGGCGCGTGTCGTGAAACGCCATGCGCCCGCCGGGCGCGAGCGCCGACCATGTGCGGAACGCGAACGGCAAGCGCAACTCGTTCAACCCGTCGACGAACACGAGATCGAAGCGCTCGACCGGTTCAAACTCGTCGTACAGCACGAACCGCACCGGCCGCTCGATGCCGAGCATCGCGAGGTTGCGTTTCGTTTTGGCAATCCATTCCGCCGACGTGTCGACCGACGTCACGCGCTGCGCACCGTACGCGGCGAACAGTTGCGTCGACGCACCGACGCCGAATTCGAGAATGTTGCCGGCGTCGCGCGCGAGGTGTGCGAGTAGCGTCGCATCGGCCCGCGACAAGTCGCCGATGTAGGGAATCATCGCCGTTCGAGCACGAGCAAGCCGTGCGAGTCGGTGTGTCGCTCGACGATGCGCCACGACGGATCACGGATCATCAACTCGTCGATCGCCGGGCGGATGCCGAGATGTGCGTCGGGACACGAGCCGCGGCCGGCAACATAAATCCACGATTGCCGCCCGGTTTCGCCTTGTGCGCCGACTTCGCCGAACGTCGTCACGTCGTGAAACACGAGACGGCGCGTCACCTGGTCGGCGTGCACGAGCTCGGCGCGCACTTGCGCAAACGTGTGCAACGAGTCGACGAACAGCATGTCGCATTCCGGCACGCGCGCGGTGCGTGAATCCTCGATGCGGTAATCCCAACGCTCGCCGACGATCGCTTGCAGCGCGAGCGCATCCGGCGTTGTCGCGATATCGTAACTCGTGACGCGCTCGGCGCCGAGCAACAGCGCCGAGCTCGATGCGCCGCCTTTCACGCCGAACTCGACGACGTGATTGCAGCCGGCGGCGAGCTCACGCAAGCGCGGCAGAAACGGCGAGATCGCCGACTTTGCGCCTTGATGCCGCCGGTAGATCAGATACAAATCGTTCATTTCATTGCACATACAACTCCATGAACATGCGGCCGGCGCCCGGCGGCGTATGCTGATAATTCCACACCGACAGCGTGTAACGCTCGCCCGGCTCGGCTTGCGTCTTGCCGCTGCGCGGCGGCGGCGTGCCCGGTATCAGCACGAGTCCGAGCGAAATCGAACCGTACGGCGGCCCGCGCAAGATGATTGCGCCGTCGCGGTTGCGCACGAGCGCCCACGTGCGTTTGGTCGGTTGCTGTTGCCACTCGGCGCCGGCAAAGCGCGCCGTTGAATACGCTTCCGGCGTGAACGCGATCGCCCACACGTTCGAGTCGTTGAGATCGGCGATGATCCGCGGCGCGCCGTTTTTCCACGGCATGTTGACGCGGATCGGTGAGCGGCCGGCGACTTCCGGCGGCAGCGCAAACCCGATCTCGGGCACCGCCGGCGGTTTCACCGGCGGATTGATCACCTCGATTTGCTCGGGCGTCAACCGGATAACCACGTTGCCGTCGACTGCCACCTCGTGCACTTGTTGATCCGTCAACACGATTGAAACCGACATGTCGCCTCCCTATCCGCCGCGCACGAGCTCGTTGATCAGAAACGCGATGACGACGACGCCGACCGCGCCGAGCACGCCGACCGCGCCGCCGGTGATCGTCAGAATGCACACCGCAATCCACAGCAACAGCACGAGCGCGAGCATCACTGTGCGAACGCGCGGATTCGCGAGATACGTCGACACGATCAGACCGGCGCCGAGCAACACGAACGCGATGATCCATGCGTCCGCGGCATTCGAAAACACCACGCCGGTTTCGCGCAACAGCGCAACGGCGCCGATTGCCACCGTCAACCATCCGACCATGCGTTCTAGATTTGCATTCATGTGATTAGCTTTCCTCGATGACCATATGGTTAGTAACAACACGCGTCGGCCGTCCGAGATCGTTCAGACTCGTGAGCCGGCCCGGCACCGTGTGCAGTGCTTCCTTTAACGTTCCGTTGCCTTGGAACAGCGAAACCACGATCTCGCGCGCCGTCAGCGCGTAATCGCGGATCGCAACCCAGTCGATAAATTCAGCGTCCGTTTTCACATTGAGATCGAACGTCAACCGGCGCCACGTCGCGCCGATGCTCGTCACGAGATCGCCGCCTTGCGAGCGCACCGCGTCGGACACGCTGTCTTGTCCAAACTGCAACCCATACGACGCGGTGCGACCGCATTCGAGATACCGGCCGAGCCAAAAGCGCGCGGCCTGCCAATACGCTTGCGCCGGTGTGCCGCTCAACGTGACGCGATAGGACCGATACGGCGTCGGCGCGAACCACAGATAGAAACCCATCGCCGAGCGCAACGCGTCGGTTGTGCCATCGCTCCACACGTAACCGCCGACGCCGCTATACGGCACGCACGACACGACGCCCGAGCTCGCGAACGGTGTCGCCGGCACGCTCGCGCCGTCGTCGGTGAATAGTTCGAGCTTGATGTTGCCGGCATGGTTGAGATGCCGCCACATTGAGAAGTGCGAAGCGACGCGCACCGCCGGCAACACGCCGGTGAACGACCACGCCGCGGCCGACGTCGTGCGCATGAACTTGTTGCGTTGCGTGTTTTGCGTATTCTCGATCTCGAAGCCTGCGACTTCCGGCGCACTCGGAAGCAACGTCGCGTCGTCGTGATCGTTTTTCGGAACGACACATAAGCCGGCCATCTGTCAGCACTCCACAAAAAGAAACGGCCGCACGTGGCGGCCGTCGAAGGATTGCGGTTTGCGTTTCACCATTCAGTGAAACCGGCGCCCGGCGAATAGGTCCACTGCGCCGCGGCGAACCGCGCCGTCACCGTCGCGTTTTTGCACACGACGCACGGATAGACCGTACCCGCGACGTTGCTGAAATATGGATTGACGCCCGTCACCGGATCGGCACCGGGCGGCAATAGCGTTGAGTCCGTGCCCGCCCAAAATTTGCCGGTCGCGAGATCGCACCAAAAGCGCACGACGGTGCCGGCGGATAACGTGTATCCCGACGGCGTCAGACTGCCCGCGCCGATCGCGTGCGCCGGATAGTTTCGAAGGCCCCACGCGTGGCCCGCTGCGAAGTCTGCGCCGCTCGTAATGACGAACGACGCGTCGGCAATGCCGATGCACACATTTGTCGCGCCGCCGATCAGTGCATCGATGCGGACCTCGAAATAATACTTGCCGGTCGCGCTATGGCTTGTCGTACCACGCACGCCGTACAGATTCGTCGCGTCACCGGCCGCGGTGCGGTTGCTGTTCGATAGCGTGATGCCGGCGCCTTTGTCGAGCGGATTCCACGCGAGCGCCAGCGTCGGAATCGTCGGCGTGCTTATGCCGTTGATGTAATCGAGTTTGCCGGCCGTGCCCGCGCCATCGCTCGAGAATGAATAGGCAAGCGCGATCGGCAACACGTCCGGCACCGCGCCCGACCATGCGCTAAATCCCGGCGGCGGCGCATAAATAAAACTCGCCGCGTCGAATCGCGCCGTGACCGCGCAGCCAATCGCCGACGATTTCATCGTCGGCGTATACGCGGCACCCGCGGTCGTTGTCGCCGCCGGATTGGTCCCGGCCGCGGGATTGCCGCTTAACACATAAGTGCCATTCCGACTGAACCATATTTTGCCCGTGTCAATGTCAACGGCGATGCCCCAAACATCGCCGACGCTGAACGGCACGCCGAGGCTCGTCGGCCCATTGGTGAACGCTGTCGGCGCGGGATAAACCGATCGCCCCGGATCGCCCCAATTGCCGTTGCCGGCGCCGGTTAGCGCTGACGTCGCCACGCCCACGCCGGGCGAATTAGAGCCCGCGTTCAGCGCATCGATCGTAACCTCGTAATAATATTTGCCGGCGGTGTGGCTAACCGTTGCGCGCGTTGGTGCGCCGCTGCCGCTACTCGTCGTCGCTGTCAGATCACCGGCCGAAAGCGTTGATGCGCCGCGGTCGGCCGGATTCCACGTCATCGCGCCGCTACTGATGGCGCTCGCCACCACAGCATTGTCGAGCAACAGATACGTTGCCGCCGCGTCGACAATAAGCTCGACATCGTGCGGCGCGCTCGCCGTGCCGTCGTCCCATGCCGAGAAACCGCTCGGCGGCGTGTACGTGAACGCACTCGCCGCGAAACGCGCGGTGCATGTCGGCGGCGAGGCGCCTAACACCTGACATGCCGGAAACAATGTACCGGTGATCGTCGACCACGTTGCGCCAGTGCCGGCGGCCGGATTGCCCGCAAACCACGTACCGTTTTTGCCATACCAAATTTTCCCGGCCGTGAAATCGATCGCGAACATCAGAATATCGCCCGTCGTCGACGTGCCGATGAACGCGTTGCCACTGCTACCGTTGTAGCCAAACCCGTTCGCCGCCTGTATCAACCACGAGCCGAGGCCGCCCGCTGCGCAATTCGGCGTCAGCACCCACGACGCGTTTGCAACACCGACGGCCGGCGTATTGTTTCCCGCCGCGACGATATCGAGCCGCGCCTCGAAATAGTATTTGCCCGTCGAGCGCCCGCGCGTGGCGCGCACGCCTGACGAGCTCGGCGAGATCGTCGGCGAATACGTCGCCGTGAGATTGCCGTTTGACAGTGCAGCGTCCGGCCCTTTGTCCGACGGATTCCATGTCACCGCCGCCACCGCACCGAACGCCGACGTTACATCGAGCACGCCCGAGTCGTACAGCAACGTCGACGCCGCGTTGTAAATCCATGCGTTCAACGTCATCGCCGCGCCGTCCCAATTCAGCAACGCGCGCGCGATTGGGCCGCTGGCCCATGCGCTAAAACCGGCCGGTGGCGCATAGGTGAAGTCCGACGCGGCGAAACGCGCGGTAACGTTCGCGGCACCTTTGACACCGACCATCGGATACAGCACACCGGACACCGTCGCCGATGCCGGACTCGCGCCGCTTGCCGGATTGCCCGACAGAATCCACGCGTTGTTTTTGCCAAACCACATTTTCCCGGCGGCGAAATCAACCGCGACTTGAACGACATCGCCGGCCACAAGCGTTACACCGCTTGAATGCGACGTCGGATATTCGCGATAGAAACCGTTGATTTGCAGATACCACGTTTGCGCCGGTGCGGCGCCCGGCAGTACGTCCAAATCCCAATCGACGTTGGACAGTCCAACGACCGGCGAGACAACGGCGCCGTCGACCGTGTTCAACCGCACTTCGAAATAGAGCTTGCCGCTTGACTTGCCAACCGTCGCGCGCACGCCTTGCCCGGTGCCGGCCACCCATGCCGCCGTCAGATTGCCGCCCGACAATACGACCGTTGCCGCCTTGTCCGTCGGATTCCACGTCACCGCCAAACCCGCTAACACGTTCACGTCGAGTCGCGCCGCGTCGCTGCCGACCGCGCTAAATTGGCACCGGCTTTTGACGCTGTACGGCGTCGCACTCGGCGCGGCGATGCTCTGCGCCACCGCGCCGGTGTTCGTCCACGGCCCGAAGCCGGTCGGCGGTGCATAGGTGAACTCGGCCGGCGCCCATCGCCCGGTGACGGATGGTCCCGGTTGCGTCGAATCGGAGCCGTTGACCGTCGGAAACAACGTACCGAGCACGCCGGTGAACGCCGGATTTGTGCCGGCCGACGGATTGCCCGAGTTGACATAGACGTTGTTGCGCGCAAACCATATTTTTCCGTTCGTCGCGTCCCACGCGATACCGATTACATCGTTCGTCGCCCACGTGCCCGAACCGGTCGCCGTCAGCGTGCCGTTGTGTGCAAGCAAACCGTTCGCGCGAAGGCCCCAACTGTTAGCACTCGAACCGGTGGCACCAATCGCGCCGTTCAACGGCATCGCGGCATCGGTGACGCCGATGTACGGATATTGCGAACTCACGACGCGATTAACGAGAATTTCGAAATAGTATTTGCCGGATGCTTTCGACGCAGTCGCGCGCGACATGTTGTCGGCAATCGATGCGCCGATCGTGACCATCGTCCAAGTCTTGTTTGCATCGGTGAGCGTTGCATCTTCGCCGGTATAGAGCGGATTCCACGTTACGGCGGCGCGACTCGCGTTTAGATAGCCGCTGCCGTCGAGCGGCATGTTCGTGAGTAGTGGACCGCCCGCCGTCGTGTACGCGCCGCCGATGTCCGGTGCGTGTTCGTTCAGCGTGCCGTCGGTCGTGAATGGCGCCGTCGGTGGCGTGAAAGTCGCCGTGTATAGCGCCAACCCTTTATGGATGCGGACCTCGTCGATGTAACCGGACATCGGCGTGCTGCCGCCGGAATTGCGCAGGAAGCGCGGCATGCCTTGAATGTAGTTGACCGAATCGGTCCACGTCCCGCCGATCACGCCATCGACGAACAAGCGCGTAGTCGTGCCGGACCTCGCAACCGCAACGTGCTGCCACGTATTCGCCACGATCACCGCCGTCGTCACGATGCGCGGAATATTATTTACTTCATAGATGAGCGAGCCGGGCGTCGTTCCGTCGAAGCGCAATGTCGGATAATTCCCATTGACGCCGGCCGGACGAAAGTCGATCAGCGCGGCCGGCGTCGTACGATCGGCCGCACTCGCGCGCACGAACGCCTCCAACGTAAAGTCGCCGGTGCCGAAAGCAAAATCGCTGTCGCTCGACACGGTGACGGCGCTCGCGCTGCCGTCGCCTTTCAGACTCGACGCACCGAATCTTTGTTGCGCTGTCGACAGCGCCGCGTTGCCGATATTCGTCAGCGCGTGACGCCCGGTTGCGTCGACGTAAGACGTCGCACCGTTCGCGCCGTCGAAATGGCCGAGAAACACGAGCGACGAAGCCGGCGCGCTGCCGCTGAAATTGTCGAGAAACCAATCGCCGGCAACAACGGTCGCCACGACGCGCGCGAGCCACCGCCCGAATTGCCCGAGTTGTAGCGTCGGAATCATGTATCGAGCGCCGCGTCGGTCGTGAGATAAAGCACGATGCCATGCAACCGGGCGTCGACGGCCAGCGTGTCCGAGCCGTTTGCAGCGACGCGCGACACGCGGAAATGCACGACGTCGCCCGCGGCCGGCGTGCCGGCGATGGTGATCGCGCTCGACTCGGGCCCGATGTAGAGATCGTCGGTTGTGCCGCCGACGTCGGTCGACGTTTGCGCCGTGCCGTACGTGGCGGCGATCGGGTCGTCATCGCTAACCGCAACGCCTTGCAATGCCCACACGACGCCGAAGTTTGTCGTTGTCGCGGCGTGACTCCACACCGGTTTGAATGTCACGGTGCCTTCGTTCCAACTCTCGGGCATCGCGAACGAAAATTGCGCGTACTCTTCGGTCGTCGCGTCGAAATTCAGCGTCAGAATGTCCGGCTTGTTGCTCGCGCTCGCCACCGCGGCGAGCTCCGCGCAACCGCCGCTCACACTCGGCAGCATCGAACCGGCGGCAACGAACACCGCATGTCGCCCGGCGCCCGCGCCAAGATTGGCGATGTCTTGCGTCGTCGTTTTTTTCGTGATGCCACCCTGCACGATTGGCAACGGTTCGGTGCCGGCCAGTGCCGAGGCAATCGGCAGTGCGGAAATTTTGGCGTTTGCCATTTCGCTATCCGTTGAGAATTTCGAACGTGCGGCCGACGATCAACGGCGGATACATCGCGCCGATCAACGCTTTCAGCGTCGCCGCATCTTCCGGCGACATGTCCATCGGCGCACGCGCATCGTTGATGCGCAACGCCACGTTGAACCGCGCGAGCTTCGTCGCGCCGTCTTTGTCGTTTTCGTTCGGCGTGAGCAACGCCTCGATCGCCACGCGGCCGAGCGTCATCGGCTCGACACGGTCCGGCGCGGTTTGCAGTTGCATTGGTTTGCCGTCGAGCCCGACGAGCACTTGCGAAAAATCGACTTTCATTTGCTTGCCTTTCAGATAAGCGCCGCGCTCTTCCACGCGCCGCCGATGTAAGCCCATAGCTTGCTGCCCGTCGTATCGATGACGACCGGCACGCGGCCGGTCTTGCTCGTCGGGACACCGCTCGGCGTGCCGGCGCACGAGTCGAGATAAAGGAAACCGTCGGTTGCGGTTGTTGCGAGCGCGGCCGTGCCGAGCGAAACGTTGCCGTTCGCATCGATGCGCATGCGCTCGTTTGCCGCCGCGGTGCCGCCGTTCGCAAAGATGATGTCGGCGGCCGCACTGGTAAAGAGTAGCGTCGCGCCAGTGGAACCGCCGTACATGTTCATCGACGCGGCGAGTAATCCGGCGGTTGTGTAGCCGCTGCCGACCTTGAGCATGCCCGCGTTCGCGCCGGCATCGTTGATCGCGTAGCACGCGGCATATGCGGCCGTGCCGTTGCTCGAGTTTTCGATAACGATGGCGTTTTGGCCGTTGAATGAACGCTTGGCCCACAGCATGTTAAGCGTCGACGACGCGGTATGCCCGATCGCTACCGTCGGGCCGGTCGAGGTAATGCGCATCGCTTCGTTCGCCGCCGCAAGGCCGCCGATCGTAAAAATCATATCGTTGGCAGTGCCGTTGCAAAGCGCCATCACACCGCTGCCATTGAACAGCAACCCGAGCGACGCGACTTCGAGCCCGCTCGTCGTAAAACCGGTGCTGTATTTAAACAACCCAATGGCTTGCGCGCTGTTGTAGGCGGCGACGGAACAGCGGCCCGCGGTGCCAGTGCTGCTATTCTGAAAAAACACGCCGGTCGTCGCGTTTTGCGTTTTCAGATAGTAGAAATCATTGCCGGCCGTCGTCGCCGCTTCGCCGAAATTGAAGCGCGCGTTTGTCATGTCCCAATGGAATTTTTGCGTGCCGGCGTTGAAAAACTTGATGTCGCCGTTCGCATAGATGCGCATGCGCTCGTTGTTCGCCGCCGAGCCGCCGGTGCCCATGCGAATTTCACCCGACGCGTGCGACGCGACCAAATCCATCCCGCCGCTTAACATCGCATTGAAGTGACTTGCATTCGCAACGAACATACCGGCGGGCGTGAAGCTCGCAGGCGTCGCGGTGAAATCCGTTGCACCGACGCCGTTCAGCATGATTGCGAAGCCGGCATAGGCGAGCGTGCCGTTCGTCAACTGATCGACCGTCACGCAATGCCGGCTGTTGTGCGTGCCGCGGAAATTTGCACTTTCGGTTGACGTCAATGCGGTGCCGTCCATCGAGTGACACACGGCGCCGGTCGAATAGATGCGCATGCGCTCGTTGGTCGTCGCGCTGCCGCCAGTGAACGCGGCGACGAAGCCGGCCGCATCCGCGTTGCCAATCCAGAGGCCGCCGGTTTGTCCGGACAACGCATACAGGTACACGCCGAGCGAACCGAACAAGCCGGCCGCGCCGGCATATGACGCGCTCGTGCAATGGAAGGCACCTTGACCGGCGCCGTTCAGCGCGATCGTGACGCCTTGAAAACCGTTCACGTACGTGTTGTTGATTTGATACACGACGCCGCGTTGTCCGACCGACACGTTGCCGGCGCCGGTGAGTTGCGCCCGGATGTCGCCATTGCTCGCCGCGTACAGGCGAAAGACCTCGTTCGCCGCAGCGGTGCCGCCGATGGCAAAAATCATCGGTTGCGCCGCGGCGTTGATGACGTTCAAAATCCCGCTCGCGTTGTAGAGCAACGCGGAATCGGCGACCAATAAGCCGGCCGTCGTGAACCCGGTCGAGTATTTGCCGAGCAACGCGACGTTTGCCGAATTGGCAACGATCATTTGCGCATTGCCGGCGGTGCCGGTCGACAGATTCTCGACGACGGCACTTAGTAAACCGTTGACCGTCTTTTGCACGTATACGTCGCGATTCGCCGTCGTCGTCGCCGTGCCGACCTGTACGCGTTGATTTGCCGCGTCGTAAGTAAAACCCGAATCGCCGCCGAATGCGCCGGCATTGTTGTATTGCACTTGCCCGGTCGAACCGCCGGCCGATCCGCCGCCGCCGCCGCTGAATTGCGCGAACACGAGCGCCGTCGTGCCGAGCGTAATCGGGTCGTTCGTCGTGAGCACGAATCCTTTGTCGCCGTTGCTCGTGCCTTCGGTGACAAAGCAATACGTTCCCGCCGTGACTTCGGCCGACGTGTCGGCGTCGCTTGCTCTCGCCCAGGCGCCGGCCGCTGCAACATAAATGCCGTTGTTCGCGCCGGTCGTTTGGTCTTTCACGAGCACGCGATCGCCCGCGATCACCGACACGCCGTCGATCGTTTGCGCACCCGATAGCGTGATGTTCGCCGTCGTTGCAGCGCGCACGCTCGGTTTCGGATCGAGGCCGATCGCAACGGCGTCGACGTACGCTTTCGTCGCCGCATCTTGCGCCGCCGACGGATCGGTGACGTTCGTCAGCTTGTGCGATGCCATCGACAAATCGGCATCCATCGACAATTTCGCCGTCGTGATCGAGCTCGCGCCGATGCGCGCCGCCGGCAACGTACCGGTGCCGAGATCGCTCGCGCTGCCGGACGTCGCCACCGCCGCCAACAAACCAACAACCCAGTCTTTTATATCGTCGAGCGTGAGCTTGACCGTTTGCGTCGTTTGATGCGCCGGCAATTCCTCGAGCCCGTCAATCGCCGCGGGCGCCGGCAGATCGGTGATTTTCATATCTCTATCCGTCCGTTTCGAGTAGTTCGCCGCTGTCGGTTTCGAGCGGCAAAGGCAAGGTGCCGAACATGTCGTCGGTCGTGAGCGTTACGTCGCCGGTGCCGTACGTTTCGACGATGATGTAAGCGCCGTCCTCTTGCAGAATCAAATCGAGCGTTTCTTGCGCGAGGTATCGGTCGAGCGGGCCCGACACGCCCGCGTACCGGCGCCGGCAAATGCCGAGCGCCATGCGCGCGCGCATCGGATCGAGCAACACGCGACACACTTGATGCAACTCGCCGCCGTCGAGATCGAATTTCGGATAGATGAAATTGACGGCGTCGCCGAGCTCCAACGTGTAATGCTCCATCGTCGTAAGCTCGAAATCTAGAAACTCGGTCCACGGTAGAAACACCGACCGACGCACCGCGACGAAACGCGCGAGTTGCGTCGACATCGTATTTGTGATGTCCTCGATCGGGTCCATCACCGAGTCGTCGGCCGGCGCCGAGATCAGCGTTCGAATGAGTTGCGATTCCGACAGCGACTTGTGATAGAGCTCGGGCGCACCGCCTTGAAACTCCCACTCGCCCGAGCCGAGATATTGCGTCGTGATCTCTTCGCCCGCAAAGTGCGTTCCGATCATGCCCTCGCGTTCGAGGTATTGCCGCTCGGCTTGCGTCAGCGTGCCGGCGAAATTCACTTGCTTGGTTTGGTTGATGTTGCCCATGCACTGATACGCCGCGTATTGCGGCAACCGGTGCGTGAGCTTGAGCGACTTACGGACTACATCGCCGACGCCGATCTCGGCAGAAACCGTGTACGCGCCGTCGGTCAAATCAATAATGACGGCGATCGCTTCCGGCCGCATCGTGGCAACGTAGAATTTCCCGTCGCGGTATTGCGACCAAAAACCGTTGATGGTGTTGCACGCTTCGTCGAGCCATTCGATGACGTTTTTCGGTTCGGTGATCAGTGTTTGGCAGTAGTAATCGTTGACCGAACCGTGTTCGATGCCGCTGTCAAAATAGGTGCCGTGCGGCGGTCCCATCAAGCCGAGCGCCGACAACCCGGCCTCGCCGCCGACGAAGAATTTGATCGCGTCCGATATACGATAGGAAGTTGCATCGCTGTCGCTGTCCGGCGGAAACAGAAACGTGTCGCAAGTGATTTGCGCGTTTTGCGGATCGCTCGTCAACTCGAAGTAACCGCCGAAATCGGTGTAATCGACACCGCCGCCGGTGAGCACGACGCCGTCGGCGCGAACGACCGGAACCGACGCATTCGTTGCGCGGTCGGCGTAGCGATAGCGGAATACCGGCGCCTCCGCTTCGAGCAACGGCGCCATGTTGTGCACGTAACCGAACGGCAGCGGCGCGAACTTGTCCGCGTTCGGTCCGGTGCCGCCGATTTGCACCGTGCCGCCGATGCGCTTGTTCAGCAGCAACCCGATATCGCGCGCGCCGATTTCAATTTGGTTTTGATCGTTACCGGCCGACGCCTTCGCCATGTAGACGGTAAACAGATCGATGAAATCACTTCGCGCCCATGTCGGATCGCCGATCGCGATGCGCGCCGGTGAACCGTCGAGCGCGAGCGCCAGCACATAGTTGAGCCGGCCATCGGTGTTATTGAGAACGAAATCGCCCGCGATGTTCACCGCGGCCGCGCCGCGCAACGTCTCGCGACTTAGCGAGCGTTCGAGCGTCGGCGCCCGGATCAACGCCGGATCGTACGCAAGCGGCGGATCGTGTTGCTCGTCGACGTAGGGATGACTCGACACGTACAGCGTGCCGACCGTCGGCACGGCCGAGCTTCCGATGCCGACTTGATACATGTAATCGAGCTCGACGAGCACGCACGGTAACTTCGTCTTGCGGAACCAATCGCGGTATTGATCCGCGGTGAGCGTCACGATTCTATTTCAAGCCGCTGTCGGCGAGCACCGATTGCAGACTGTTCGAGGCCGCGGTGATCGCCGCGCGTTCGTCGATCGAATCCGCGGTGTTCGAATCGGCGAGTTGCGTTAACAACTGTTGCAGAATCGTGCGCGTGAGCGCGAGCTCTTCGCGGATCGTCGCGTCGCTGGCGATCGGTCCGTTTGCCGGCAGCGCGGCCACGAGCGCATCCATTGAATCGGCCGGAAGGCCGGTCGGCAGCGTGCCGGCGAGATCGCCCAGTTGCTCGCGCACCGCATTGAAAATGTCGCGGTATTCCGTCGACGGCGCACTGAAAAACGATTGCGCCTCTTTCAGATACGCGTCGGCGAATTTCGTGATGTCGCCGAGCGCCGTCAAATCGCCGGCCTTCGCTTTCATCAGTTCGTCGACATAGGCAAACTGCGCTTCGTGCAATTGCTGCGCGGGCGACAGCGGCGAGAGGTTGCCGAGCGCGAGCCCTTTCAGATAGTCGGCGATGCCCGCGCGCAACCGCGCGAGTTGATCGAGCGTGTTGTCGACGCCCGTCTTGGTACCGTTCACGATGTCGTTCCACCGCTCGGTAAGTTGCGCGTCGACGATCGCGAGCGCGGCGTCGTTGCCCGCGAAGATTTGTTTTTGCTGCCGGTACCATTCTTGCAGCGGCACCAACTGCGCGGCGATCGCTTCACCGTATCGATTGGTCAAATCCTCGAACCGCGCCAACCGTTCCGCCGCGACCGCATACGCCTTTTGTGCCTGCGCGAGTTGCGGCGTATATACATACGTGTATTGCGACATGTTGAACGGCGTCGGTTTCGCCAATGCCGCCGCCATCTTTGCCTTGATCGCGTCGACTTGATCGGCGTACAGCAACGCCGCATCTTGCAGTTGCGTGCCAAAATCCTTCGAGCCACTGGCGAGCGTGCCCAAGTCCTGCAAGCTCTGCCCGAACGCGTCGAGTTGTTCGTGTATTTGGTCCCACGCTTTGTTGATGTCGTTCGCCGCCTGGGTGGCGGTGGCGGCCGCATTGCTCGCCGCGTCGCCGAAACCGCCGACGCTGTCGATCAAATCGCCGATGACCGGAATCACCGCGTCGAATTGGTTTACAACGTCGCTGCCCTCGCCGTACAGCGCGACGAGTTGCGCCCGGAAATTGCGCACGCCTTCGATCGTCAGCGGCAACTCGTCGACGCCGAGCGCGTGCATTGCCTTGCCGAGCTCCGTCGTGCCGCGCGTCGCGTTGAATAGCACCGTCGAGTCGACCGTTTGCCGCCCGCCCAATTGCTCGGCCGGCGTGAGGAAATGCTCGACGAAATACTTGCGCCCGGCCTCGGCCGCTGCGAGCAACCCTTGCCGCAACTGTTCGGCGGTGCCGTTCAGCGTCACGAACGCGTCGCTCACACCGAGCAACGTTGCGACCGCATCGGTGTCGCCGATCGCGATAAAGTGATTGAGAATCTGCACGAATTGCTCGTGCGTTTTCGGAACTTCGATGCCGAGCTTGCCGAATGCGGTGTTGAGTCGCGTCGTCGCGGTCGCGGCGACGTCGGCGGCGGTGCCGAAATTCTGATTGAATGTTGCGAACGCCTGCGCGAACGCCTGCACGCCGCCGAGCGCGTCGACAAACTCGACAATCTTGCTCGGATCGAGCGACTTGAATGCGTCGCCGAGCCCTTCGATCGAGGTGCCGAACGCGGCGACGACGCCGACGAATCCGAGAATCTTGTCGGCACTTTCCTGCGTCGCACCGGCGAGCGCTTCGTCGATGCCCGCCGTAAAGTCGGCGTCGCCGATTGCCTTCGTCACGTCGTACACGCCGAGCAACGTGTTCGCGAATTTCGCGACCTCGTCGGCGGTGCCGGTGAACGCACGCGCCACCGCGCCGAGCGCCGGATCGAGCACGTCGAAGGCCGCGGCGACGACTTGTTGCAACACGCCGCCGCCGTAGCGCTGCAAAAACTCTTCGGTTGTTAGCGTGCCCTCGAACGAACCGAAGTCCGTCGATTGCAGGATGCCGGCGAGCCGATCGGTTTGCTCGGCCGTGAATCGTTGTTCGAACGCGTCGAGCGCGCCCGCAACAATCTTGTTGAAAATTTGCGCGGCCTCGCCGCTGAATTGTTGCGTATCGACGTCGGCGAAACCGAGTGCGCCGAACTTCGACGGCGTGCTGACGCTGTCCTCAAAGTCGGTGCCGCCGACTTGAAACCGGCCGCGCACTTCGGTCGGTTTCTTGTTCGCTTGAAAGTACGAATACGCCGCAAACGCGAGGCCGAGCACCGGAATTGCGGCGCCGGCCACCGCGCCGAGCGCACCGACCGCGGCCGACATGCCGCCGATCGCGTCGGCGCCCGCCGTGAGGCCGGCGACAAGGCCCGAGCCGCCGGCGATCGCGTTCGAGGCGACGTTGGCGACGATGCCGAGCGACGACATGCCGGCGGAAAAGCCGGCGCCGAGCGCGGCCGCGCCCGCGGTGCCGGCGCTGAATAGGCCGCTACTGCCGCCACCGAACAGCATCGACAACAGATTGCCGCCACCGCCGGCACCGCCACCGCCGAGCACGTTCGCCGCGGCGCCTTGCGAGACGCCCGACAGCGTCGCCGAAATCTGCACGAGAAACGGCCGCAACGTCAGTTGATACAGGAAATCGAGAAAGATTTTTTTACCGGCCGCTTTGAGGCGTTCCCACATGTTCACGCCCTTGTCGCCGATCGACTCGAACACGTCGCGGCCAATCTGATCGAGCGTGCTGAACATCGAGCGCAGTTGATCAAACTGTGTTTGAACGCGCTCGGTTTCGCCGACCGCGCCTTTCAGTTCCCGCAACCGCTGCAACTTCGCCGTGAGCGCGGCGACCTCCACCGTCACGTCGCCGTATGCGGCCGCCTCTTGCGCGAGTGTCAGTGCGTGCTCGGTTTCGGCGATGTCGAGTTGCACGATCTCTTCGCGCGTCTTGCCGATCTCTTGCGCGTGCCGCACCTCCGCTTTGATTTGATCCTCGACGGCGCGCACGCTGTCGGCGAGCTTCGCCGCCGTCTCGCGGATCGCCGCGAGATAATCCTTTTCGAGCTCGATCGCGCGACCGGTTTCGTCGTTCAGTTGCGCGCGGCCCAGAATGATGAATCGCACCGCTTCGGCGAGTTGCGGATACAGGAATTGCAACACTTGAAAGCGCTCGGCGAGCTTGCCTTCGGTGAGCTCATACTCGGCGGTGATCAATGCGGTTTGCTTGAGCTCGGTGCCGTACTTCTGCAAGTGCACGAGTTGCGCTTGCAATTGCGTGCCGGTCTTGCCGAGCTCGGCCGCCATGTCGGCGAACGGCTTGAGCAACTTCACGAGACTGATCGACAACTCGTCGACGGCCTTCGCAACATTCTTGATCGGTGCCGCCGTCTGCGCGAGATTCGTCTCGGTTGTATTCTTGATCGTCGCCGTGCTCGCATTCGCGATCACCGAGGCGCGCGTCATCGCATTGCCGATCACATCGCCAACGTCGTTCCAACCCTCTTTGATGATCGACCACGCCTGCCGATAGTTGCCCTCGATCACGGCGATGAATGCGGCCGTGATTGCACCGATCGACTTGCCGACCGCCTGAAACGCTGCGACGACGCCGACGCCCGCGATCGCGAGCGCTTTCACGACGACGACGACGGCCTCGGCCGCCTCTTTGAATCCCTCGCCTTTGCTCTTCGCGTCGACAAATATGTTGGCGATCGCTTGCAGCGTCGGCAGCAACGCGGATGCGATCTCGCGGAATAGCGAGCCCTGCATCAATTTCAATTTCTCGAGCGTGTCGTTGAACGTGTCCGCTCGTTGCGCCGTGTCGGTTGTGATGCCGCCGTATTTCTGCCATTCGGCGATCAGTTCGCGCAGTTTCTCGCCGCCTTCGTTCAACATCGGAATCAGCGCGGCGCCGCCTTTCTTGAACAACTCATTTGCGAGCGCCGCTTTCTCGGGCCCGTCTTTGTACGACTTGAATTTGTCGGCGACGTCGAGCAACACCTCGGACATCGGCCGCAGCGCGCCGGTTGTAACGTCTTTGATCTTGACGCCCATCGACTCGAACAACGCCGTTGTTTCGGCATTGCCGCCGGCCGCGTCGGCCATCGCTTGCGCGAGCTTTTGCGTGCCCTTCGCAACGGTTTCGAGATCGACGCCGGATTGCTTCGCCGCGTACGCCAATCCGCCGAGCGTTTCAACCGCAATGCCGGTCGACTTCGACAAGTCGTTGAGATGGTCGGCGTAATCGATCACCGACTTGATGCTCGACACGAGCGCACCGAACGACACGCCGACGCCGATCAATCCGAGCGTCTTTTGCACCGTCGCAAATGCGTCGGACATTTGCTTCGCGGCGTTGTTGACGACGTTCGTCGCCTGTTTCATCCCGACGACGAGCGACGCGATGTTCGTCGCGAGATTGATTACGAGATCGCCGACGACGTTACTCGCCATTTTCTTTAGTCCTCGCGGCCATTGCGTACAACCATGCTTTGGTTTTCGGCGACACGATGTCGTCGTCCTCGGATTTCTCTTCGAACAACATGAAATCTTGAATCGTCAATGCTTCGCGTTTCGGGTCGCGGTGAATGTTCGCGAGCACCGTGCAGATCAACGCGGCGTGAACGTCCGCACGGCGTTCGCCGTGCGGTTCGAGTGCGAGAAACTGAAACCACTCGATCAGTTCCTCGTATGTGATGCCGTCGAGCAATTCCTCGACGGTGCGCCCGAGTTGCCATGCGAGCCGGAATACGGCGCGGCGAGCCGGATCGGCCGCTAGACGTTTTTTTCTGCGCTCGCCTTCGTCGGCAAGATGGCGTCGAGTGTCGCCTTCACGCCGTCCCAATCCAAATCCATGAACTCGTCGATTTGCTCCTTCGCATACGACTCGCCGTTTTCATGGCACAAGCATTTTTTGAACGTCTCGCGCGCCGTCGTGCGCGACACGGCTTTGCCGCCTTGCGTGACGTCGGCCATCTGAAACATAAAATCGCCCGACGGTTTGCGATAGTGAATCTTGCGAACGTCGCCGTCGAAATCGATCTCGATCTCGTGCACTTTCCTTGACATGCTTTGCTCCTTCGAGGGAAATCGCTCGACGTCCCTCGAAGGAAACGCCGAACGGACTACATCAACGAGCCGGCCGGAACGCCCGGCGTTAGATCGACAGCGCCGGACACTTTCAGCGTGATCCGCGCCGTTTGCTTGCCGTCCACCGCCGCGCCAAACTCGCAACCGGTGACGGATGCCAAAAATTCGAACACGTCGTAAGTCGCCGCCGCGGCCGACGTCGGCAGTGCGACCTTGAAATGCTCCGGATCGGCATTCGACGCAAACATTTCGTACATTGCGACTTGCTCCGTCGCGCCGCGCCAATTCAAATCCGCTTGTACCTGTCCGTAATCGGCAAGGCCCGGAACGCTTTCCTTCGCTTCCGATTCCAGATCGGTGACATCGATCGTCGCCGCGGTGCCGGTCGGACCGGAAATGTTCGTCACGCTTTCGACGAGTGCATACGTGCTCGTCGTCCCGCCCGCGGAATGCAGCAACTTGCTTTTCTGTGCGTTGCGACCTGCCATGATGGTTCACCTCCGGTCGAATCACCGGAGAGGCCGCATCGAGGCGTGCCCGGACAAGTGTTACGGAGCATTCGCAGCGCGGCAGCGCGGAGCTACGATTGCGGATCGTCGTCATCGTTTTCTCGCTTCGGCGCCATTTCGAGCGCCTTCGTTTTCACCCATTCTTTCGCCGCCTGCGCGATCATGTTCAACGCCCGCACGCATAGCGTCGCGAACGTGAGATCGGCCGGCGTCACGTGTCGAACCACAAGATGAATTGAAACGACGAGCGATACAGACTCGGCTCGTTTTCGAATCCCGGCGACGCGACTTCGACGCCGGCAACGACGAACGTCGTCGCGGCCTGCATCTTTGCGTCGGCCTCTTTCATGTACTCGTCGGCGTTGTATTCCGTCGTCGAGTACGCATCGATTTGCACGAGCCGCCGCCGCAATCCGTCGTCGCCTTCGAGCGTGTACTCGTTGCTGCCGGCGATCACCTGGACGACGAGCGCCGGCAGCGTGCGCTTGTCCGGCAGTCGTCCCTTGTGCGCGCGCAGCGGATCGAGCGCGTCAACGACCATTTCCTCGACGCTCATGCTTTCGCCGCCCGCTCGATCGCGACCGCGAGCCGGTTGCGCACGGCGTCGATGCTTTCCTGTGCGGTGTTTTCGAACGCCGGGCGCATGAACGGTTGCGCGTCCATCTTCGACGTGCCGTATTCGAGAAACTTCGCGTAAAACGCGGGCCCGTCGGCTTGATACTTCCGCCCGGCGCGTTTCAGTCGGCGGTTCAATGCGGTGTTGCCGTATTTCAACCGCACGCCTTTGACGCCGACCGAATGTTTCGCGACGTTGTCCTCGGCCCGGCGCCGAAACGCCGTGACGTTCGCTTTCAACACGCCGGTGCGCACCGGCGCCGTTGCTTTCACCGCGTCGCGCATGGTGAGCGCGCCGGCATAGTTCGCCGCGCGCAAACCGTTTTTCGCGACCTTCGGCCCGAATTCGAGCAACTGCCGTTCGAGCTCCTGCAAGCCTTCGATCCGAAACTCAATCATCGCGTCGTTTCGTCGGCCACGTCGGCGCGCTGATCAATGAGCCCGGTGCGACAGATCAATTGCATGTCGCTGCGGCGTGAGTCGCCGTCGTGCCCGACGTTCAGAATGTCGTAATACTTCTCTTCCGCCGCGTAATAGACGCGCATTTTGTCGGTGATGCCGGCGAGGTGCCGAATCGTGATCAGCGCGTTTGCCTCGGCGAACGTCTGTTGCGCGATGAACAGCGCGCGGCCGCCTTTGTCGACGATCTCGGCCGGCACGTCGGTTGCGAACGCAAAGTAATCACGCACGTCGTCGCCGTGCGTGTCTTGTTGCTCGCCCGGATAATCTTGAATCTCGATCCGGTGACGCAACCGCCCGGCGTCGATCATGTGATTGCCGCCTCGCACGCTTCCAGACTGACGCGCGCGAGCGCGTCATCGAGCGGCATCCGCGGCCACAACGTGAGCGCGCTGTCCGGATTGCAGTTGATCACGTCGCAGTCGATGCGCCGCTTCGCGTCGCGGAATTGCTCGAGAAAGACCGCGAAGCGTTGCGGCGTCGTGTTCGGGCGCGTCGTATGCGGTCCGAAATAGTGCGTGCCGTGCATGTCGACGCCGAGCAACAACACGCGTTCGGCGCCGTGATCGACGGCGTAATACAAGCCGAGCAAACCGCTATTCGTGTTGGTGAACACGCCCGGCCGGCGCATGCGCTTGACGCGAGCGCGGTCGGCATTCGCCGACCATTTATCGCCGGCAAACGCGAACGCGTCGCGGTTGCAGTCCCACCATTCGCCGTCACCGGCGACGAGCGCGCGCGCCCATGGCGCAAGCCGAAACGCATCGTTGACGGCGACGCACGGCAAATGCCGCACCTTCGCGACGACGAGCTCGGGCGCCGGCTTGAGTGAGGCGCCGGTTGCGATCACCGCCCACGTGTTCACTTTTTTTCGACGGTCTTTTCTTTGGCGATGTCGACGCTACGCTCGAGACTCGTTGCTTGCTCGATGTCGCCGCGGCCGCTCAACACGTACACGGTCGAGCACGCCGCGATCGTGAACACGAGCACGAGCGCGACGGCGATGCGCTTCATGGCGTTGGCGTTAGCGTCAGCGTGAGCGCGGTGCGCTCGCCGTCGGTGACGGTCGACGCGATGCGAGTGTTCGAATCATCGATGGCGCGAAACGTGATCTCGTGCAATTTCGTGCCGACTTTGACGATCGTCGTTTTGCCGGCGGCGTAGGCGGCGAGTAAGCGCATGATGTCGCCGGCCGTGAATCCCGTCTCGATCGCCGCGTTCCACGGATTGCCGGCGGCGGCCGCGTTGGCGAGCGCTTCCGCCGTCGAGCCGACGACATCGCTATGGTCGGCAATCGCTTCCGTCCATACCGCATTGGCGATTGCGCCGGGACTGCCGCCGCCACCGCCGCCGCCGGTCGGCGCGTTATCGAGTGCGCGCGCCGTCCATTGATACCCGCTCGCGCCGTCCGGTTCGAGGCCGGTGTCGAGCTTGTCGGTTACGGTTTTGATCGCGCCAACTTCGGTGTCGACGTAACCGCCGAGCGTGTCGACCGACGCTTGCGAGGCGCGCGAGCTCGTCGCCACGTCGATGCGGCCGAGCTCCGGGCCGAGCTCGGCCCGCACGGCGGTTGCGACTTCGGATGCGGCGCCGCCCGCGAGCTCGACGGCGCCGATGGCATCCGTCGCGATCGCGGCGGCATCGATCGCACCGGCCGCAAAACTGCCGGCGTTAATGCCGCCGGTGGCGATGCTGCCGACCGAACCGGTAACGCTCGCGATCGTCACGTCGGGCGCGACCTTCGCATCGGTGATCGCGTCCGCGGCGATCGCCGTCGCCGTGAGCACGTTCGCCGCCATGGCGCCGACACTGGCATCGATGCGCCCGCCGACGAGTGCCGCCGGCAAGCGCGTTTGAATGTCGTCGGTGTCGGCGTTCACCGTCGCGAGTTGCGCTTTCACCGCGGCGACGTCGGCCGACACGCTCGCGCCGGCCGGGCCGCCCAGGCGCGCATAGTTATCGCCCGTTTGCGGATACGACGGATAGATTTGCACCGTCGCATTGCATGCGGTCGAATTCACGAACGTGAACGCGACATGATCGTAATTCGTTTCCGCTTGCGACGGCGTGTACGTCCAAAAGCCTTGACCCTCGTGCGTGCACGCGCCCGCGCCGACCGTGCCCGCCGCTTGCGTACCGCCGTCGCCGGTGACATACACCGTCGTCGTGCCGCTCGTGACGGCCGAGCCGTCCGTTTTGCTGATCAGTTGACACCCGACGACTTGCGACGCGACGTTTTTTTTCACGTGCGTGATCCCGACTGAATGACCGCATTTGCACTCGCGGCCCATGCCGCTTTGAACGTCTGCGGTTTGCTTGGTGGCAACTCAATCGTGTTTAGTGGCACTGCGGCATCGGTTGTTGTCGTGCCCGACGTCGGTCCGGTTGAACCGTCCATGATTTCAGCGCCCACGATTTACCATCCGATCGGATCGTATGAATTGCCGTGCGGCAACGTGACGTCGTATGAATTGCCGAGCGGCAACGCGAGATTCGGCAACGTGATCGGACCGCCACCGCCGCCGCCGGCCGGACCGCCGGGCCCGCGCAGGTTGACCCACTCGCCCCATCGGCCCGGCTCGATCTCGAAGCGCAATTCGGTGCCGCGCCATTCGTGCATCGGCATCGGTCCGAGCTCGCCGGGCGGGCCGCGCGGGCCCGGCTCGCCGCGCGGGCCCGGAAGGCCGATCTCGCCGGCCTTGCCATCGAGCCCGGCCTTGCCGTCGCGGCCGTGCAGCGAGCGCCCGGAATCTTCGGCGGTGCC